CACCCCCCCCCGCCGTTTTCCTCCCCATCCCCCACTGACCGCGCCGCCGATGCGTGGCGCTGCGAAACGAACCCGGACGATCTGCCATGACCAAGCCTAAGAACGCCCCCAAGAAAACGCTCTGCGCCACCGATCCGAACGCCCCGCTTCGCGCTCGCATCCGCTTGGTGTTCCAGCCCGGCATGACGATCACCGAACTGGCGCGCAAGACGCAGGCGGAAGTGTCGAAGGTCAAGGATGCCGTCCAGAAGCTCCGCCGCCGTGGCGAGATCACCTGCGACGTGCCGCACAACCTGCCGGGCCACGCGCTGCGCAAGGAGTTCTCCGGCCCGACGATCACGGCAGAGATGCGGGCCAACTTCTGCCGGGCGGTTCCGGAGGACATGGCCGCTCAGATCGCCGCGTTTCCGGTGAAGAAGGTCACGAAGCTGCCGCCGGCCGGCTACCAGTCCAATTTCCCGCAGTTGCTCGGCTCCAAAGCCGCTTGGGTGGGGTGAGCCATGACCGGACGCGCCTGCACCGTGAACCCCTTCGAGCCGGGCAACTGGTCTCCGACCATCGCCGAAGTGGACGCACGCCCTGCCCCCGCTGTGGCCCGTGGCAATTGGGCGACGATCCACCCGACCGTCTACCCCAACCACGTCGCCCCTGTCGTCACTGAGCGTGACCGCGCGTCCATCGCCGCGGCCATGCACAAGGTCCGCCGCTTCGACAGCGCCGGCCGGGAGATTGCATGATGCCCGCAAAAGACGATGCCCGCCGCGCTCTGATTGCTGAGATGCACTCTCAAGGCATGAGCGATGTCCAGATTGGCGAGCGCCTTGGCGTGTCGAAGTCTGCCATCTGCCACATCCGCAAGGACATGGGCCTCCCGGCGGTGACGCGAGGCGGCCACAAGCAGCTTGTCACCGACGCCGACCTGATCAAGTGGGAGGCCGTTGGCATGAGCCGGCAGGAAATGGCGGAGCGGTCAGGCGCATCGCGCGTCACGATCACCAAGCGCCTGTGGGAACTCCGGAAGAAAGAAAAGCGGGCTGCGCAGGTTTCCGCCAGCGTGGTCACTGACGATGAGGAAGACGACGAGCCGACACCGACGATCATCGGCGACGCTCTGTTCCTCTCCGCCTTTGCCTCGGTCCGCGTGGCTCTTCCGACCAACTCCCGCCGGGCTGAGATCAGCAACCGTGACGGCCGGCTAATCGGCCTGCCGGTGATGATGTCCGCGCCCTCCAGCCTGTGCATGGGGGGCTGATATGGCCGCGCCCGAGAAAGCCATTCACATGGCTGTAGCCCGTTACCTCGCTCATGCCCTGCCGCTGCGGGCCGTGTGGCACCACTCACCGAACGGTGGCAGCCGGCATGTTCTGGAGGCGAAAGCCTTCCGTGACATGGGCACACGCGCCGGCTGGCCGGACATCGAAATCGTGTGGGAAGGTCGCGTCCACTTCATCGAGTTGAAGGCCGACAAAGGTCGCCTCTCTCCGGTGCAGAAGGAAGTCCACGCCGCCCTGAATGCAGCCGGCGCGACCGTCTCCGTCTGCCGCTCCATCGAAGACACTGAAACCGCGCTGCGCAGCCTGGGTATCCCGTTGCGCGCCAGCATCCAAGGAATTGCAGCATGAGTGACGTTGGTGGAATTGCCGCTGAGCGGCTGAAAAGCTTTGTCGAACGGATCGAGAAGCTTGAGGAAGAAAAGGCCGGCATCGCAGAAGACGTTAAGGAAGTTTACGCCGAGGCGAAAGGGACTGGTTTCGATACGAAGATTATACGACAAATTATCCGGCTGCGAAAGATGGACAAAGCCGACCGGCAGGAAGCCGAAGCTATCCTTGAACTCTACAAAGAAGCGTTGGGCATGGTGGAGTGAGGAATGTCCATTTCAAATGACTACTTCCTGATCCGCAACGCCATCGTCCGCGCCCGTGAGGCTGCCGGCATGTCGGTTGCGGAAGCTGCCCGGCGGTTAGGCGTTGCTCGCTCCACCGTTTCGGCCTGGGAGACCGGCCAGAACTTCATCCCGGCGGACAAGCTGTTCGGCTACGCGAAGTTGGTTGGCCTGCGCATCGTCGCCAACGTCGAACCCTCCCCGATTGAGCTTGCTGTGCGCCGTGCTGCGCCCGCCCTGGAGGCCGTCCAATGACCCCCTACGAAACCATCGTCATGACCGCCAAGCCCCATGCCAACGGCTATGCCGCCGACATGCGCCGCGGCTACGACGTGGCCGCTCAGCAACCGCTGCTGACCCGCGCTTGGTGGAGCACTCACCCTGTCACCAACACCCGGCCGCCTGTGGTGTGGCCCGTCAAGACGGAGGCGTGAGCATGTCCAAGCCCGCGCCAAAAATCCCCGCCTTCATCCGCCACAGCCAAGAGATGACCGACCGGCTGGAGTTCGCCGTCCTGCCCACGATGTTCGGCTCCGTCCTCAAGGGGATGCGCGAGAACCGGAACTATCGCGCCAACCCGCATGAACTGGCCTGGGTCGCTGCGACGTACCCAGACTTTGAGGAAGCCGCGGCGCAAGCGGTGGATGGGTTGCCGAAGCCAACAGGGAAGGGCGTCCGCGTCTTCGCTGATACGGTTGCCGCTTATGCCCTGAACGGCAACGGCATCAGCATGGCCCCCGGCTCTCTGCTGATGGCAACGGTCTACTGGACCAAGACCCTGATCGAAGCCGACTATCTGGTCCTCTACGAAGGCTCGCCATTCGAGCGCGGATACAAGTTCTTCTGGGATGAGGTGATGCTGCACCACGGCTCCGACCGCTGGTCGCCTCGCATCAAGGAACTGGACGGCTTCGCTGACCAGATCGTCCCGATCATCAAGCGCCGCATGAAGGTGCTCGGGCTCCTCACGCCGGCTGCCCAGCCCATCAGGGAGGCCGCGTGATGTCCACACACAGCGAAAGCCTCCGGATAGCGCAAGAGCACTGCAAGTGGGCTTGGTTCGCCGGCTACACGCCGCGGGCCGTCATAGAGAGCGTCATCAACCGCCCAACCAAGTCGGCCTTTCAGTTCACCTGGGACGATGCTCTGGCCGTCGTTCTGGCGTGGGCTGACGAGATGGGCGCAACCGGAATGCGGAGGGCGGCTTGATGCTCTCCACCAACCAATCCAGCGGCAAGGGGTGGCCACCCCTGGCACGGACGGCCCGCGCCGTGCCGGCCGCTGGACCCTACAGCGGGCAAGAGTGGGCACATGAGATGGATGGGGAAAAGAGCTTCTTATTGGCGCTCGGAAGCCGCGCCTATAACCGCCTCTATGGTGACGATGATTTCAGCGGGGACAAAGAGCACTTCGCCATGGTCGGCGATGAGATCAATGGCCTGTGTGGCGATTGGGAAAATGCGCGCATCCTGTGCCAGAGCCAGATTGAAGAGATACTGCTTGGGCAGATCATCTTCCTGTATGACGGGTACAAGCCCGTTCAGTTTGACGAAACGCCAGATCTTCCGAAGGAGCGCGAAGACTGGAGGACATGGTTCTCCATTCAGGCTCCCATCGGGAAGTTTAGGGCTGACTTCCTCTTCACTTGCATTGCGCAAGGGCATGTACGGCGTCTGGCTGTCGAATGTGACGGCCATGATTTCCACGAGCGCACCAAGCAGCAAGCGCAGAGAGATCGCGCCCGCGACCGCTTCATGGTCGCCGAAGGCATCACCGTAATCCGGTTTACCGGCTCCGAACTGTACCGCGACCCGATGTCTTGCGGCGAGCAACTGCAAGGCGTTCTGGAGAATTGCATGGACTCCGCCATGGTCGCGGCCGGGATGGTCAATGGCAGAAAGGACAGGCCATGAGCGCCACGCGCCCTTGGATGAAATTCTATCCGACCGACTGGCGCGGTGATCAAGCCTTGCGGGTTGTGTCGCTGGGGGCGCGGGGGCTGTGGATCGAATGCATGTGCATCATGCACGAGGCTTCTCCGTACGGCCATCTGATCATCAACGGCCACGCAGTGACAGACGCGCAACTCGCGGCGCTTGCCGGCACCGTCCCAGACCAGATCACAGCTCTGCTCAACGAACTGGAAACGGCGGGGGTCTTCTCGCGAAACCGCAACGGCGTGATCTACTCCCGGCGCATGACCCGTGACGAGAAGAAGCGGAAGGACGGGGAAAAATCCGAGAAGACAGGCACTTTGCCCAATAGCAGAAGGGGCAAGCAAGCGTCTGAGAAGTCTGGGAAAAATCCGCCACCCCCTGGGGTGGACGGTGGGGTGGTTGATCAACCACCCCTCACCCAGAAGCCAGAAGCCAGAGAAGAACCTACCAAAGAGGCTACCGCCTCTTTGGGCGCCGATGGCGCCAATGAGAACCAAGAGCCGTCCGAACGGGACTTGGTTTGGAAGAACGGCCTTCGCTGGCTGATGAAGCAGACGGGGCTGAAGGAGCCGAAGGCAAGAGGACTGATCAGCGCGTGGTGCAAAGGCGGAAACGAGGCCCTGCTGCTGTCGGTCCTTCGGGACTGCCGCGATCACCAGCCGCCGATTTTCGATGTCGTGCCTTGGATATTCGCAACCCTTGAAGACCGGAAGACCCGCAATGTCCGACAAGCCGAACAACATCGTCCCGCTGCCCGCACGTACGGGGAAGATGCTGACACCCGCCGCCGTGCGATCTTCAAGTCTCTGGCTGGGGACGTGGAGCCCAGCGGAGCCGCTGCCTGAGGGCGCCTCCGAACATCTCCCGGTGCTGGTGGAGGCGGCGGAGCGCGCTGTCGCCCCGGCGGATGTGAAGGCGTTCGCCGTCGCCATGGATGCCCTGGTGCAGTGGGTGGAGGTGTTTGGCGTCATTCCGCTCCCGGCGGACCCGGACAAAAGAGAGGCGCAGATCGGCGCCATCGTCGCCGGCTACCGCGCCCCACTCGCTGACCTTCCGGCCGACGTGCTGGTGAATGCAGTGCGCGCCACCATCGCAAACCATCAGTTCCGCACGCTGCCGATGCCGGCCGACATTCGGAAGTATGCAGAGGCCGAATTGCGCGAGCGGCAGGCCCGCATGCTGCGGCTCAAGACGGCTCAGCAGATTGCCGAGAGGCAGGCCAAGACGACCGCCGACTATGCGTTCCCCCGCGAGCGCACCCACGAACAGATCGCCGGCTTCTCCGCCGTGGTTGCCGCGGTCTCCCGCATCGACGCCGCTCCGAAGGCCATGCCCACCGAGCGCTCCGACCTCCACCCCGAAGACGACGACCGCCGTGCCGCAATCCTGCGTGTGCAGCAAGAGACGCGCGGCCTGCGCCGCATCCCCAAGCCATGGGAAGCCAAGCAGTGACCGCCCTTTCCTCCTGGGAGAAGACCCAATGAACGACGTCAACACCCCATTTTCGCCCGAAGAACTGGCGGAAGCCTGCATCGCTGACATGGAGGGCTGCACCTATCGCGGTCGCGTGGATGCCATCGCCGCCGCGATCCGAGGCGCCGTTGAGGCTGAACGCAAGAGCAATTCCAAGACGGCGGAAGCGACCGCGTTGCGCGACTTCGGCCGGCTCCCGTTCGGTCAGTTCGCATTTGCGCAGGAAGTGTCGATGGCTGCGGCGAAGGCGATTGACCCGTCGCGGTATCCGTCCACCACCTCCACGGAGGCCGCCCAATGACCGCGGCCAAGAACTCCACCCGCCAGATGCACGTCTACCGCGGCACCCCGCATTGCTTCGTGATCGGCGGGGAGGCGGAAGCCCGCGCTCTGCCGATCCGGGCGCTATGGGCCGCAGACGGCGGGGCATCGTGCCGACTGCATGCCACGCCGGCAGACAGCGAAGACGCCCTCTGGCACACGGGCGGATGTGCCGGCTGTGTCCGCAAGCTTCGGATGGAGCTTATCCGGGACGGCAAGCTGGAGCCTCACCCCTCCGTGAAGACCGGCCCGCTCCGTAATGGGGTGAAGGTCGCCGCCTGAACACTCGTTCCGCCCCTCATATCGCGCCGCTGGATGCGGTCTGAGGGTATGGCCGCTACCCATGTAGCCGGGAAGGGCAGAGGCCACTCAGAGACGCGCTGATGAGTCGGCGGAGCGGGCAGGGCATGCGGCGGAATGGCGACGTTGCCAGCGTTAAGACTACGGCAAGCATTGAGGCAAGGGCGCCGCAATTGAGGCAAGGGAAAAGCGGGGCGGTTGCAGTTTTGCTCTTCACGCGCCGCAAGTTGTGCTACAATCCAGCCCTAGAAACAGTTCGGGCCGGTTGGGCGCTGTAACGCCACCGCCGGCCCTGACCACTACGATAAACGGGAGTTACGTAATGGCTACTGATGAATTTGCCGGGAACGGCGCTGAAATGCAAGTCCACACTCCGGGGCCGTGGCTTGTGCAGCATGAAGGCAATGGCGAATTGGTCGTTTGGACCCGCCAGCCGCACACTGGCGCGCTCGCCACTGTCCACAGTGAGGACATCAACGGCGAATATCCGGCTGAGGCCAACGCCCGCCTGATCGCCTCTGCCCCCGATCTGTTGTCGATTGCAAGGCGTTGGATGGCGCTGAACGGTGAGTGGCACCCAACGCGCTACGCGGCAGAGAAGGCGCGTCTCATCGACGACACGCGCGCCGCTCTCCGCAAGGCGGGAGTAACGGACAATGGCTGACCTGTTCGTCTCGTATCAGGCAAAGATCGGCGAAGGCGCCATGTCCTTTGGTTGCTGCACGCTTGGCAACATCGGCGAGCCGCGCACAATGGACGCTGTTGAGCAGCTTCGCCTGTTCATCCAGAGCGATCTGCAAAGCCGTGGCAATCCATCGCCTTCCGTCGTGATCCTCTGGTGGAAGGAGTTGGGGCAATGACCACCTCACCCCGCGAAGCTCTAGAGCGCCTGACCCGCTGGCGGGACGTAGGCGACGGCCCTGTTGGCTACACCGCCGGCAATGAGGCGTTCGCCGCTGACGTGGCAGCTTTGCTGGACCTCGTACAAAAGCAGCACGAAGCGCTTGTGAGAGCCACGGTGCATCTCGTTGGCGCCGCTAGTGCCTATCGGACCCATGCCCGCCGGCATCACACGCTGACGCCGCGCGCTGTGACTGACCCTCTATTCACCACACGGGCCGCAGACTTTGAGCGTGCCGCTGACAGCGCCGGGATGGCGTGCCGTACGCTGTGTCTCCCGCCCGCCCCTGCGGAGGACAAGCCATGAGCGGCTTTGCTGTCGGGATGGCCGTTGGCGCCGTGCTGGTCTTCGCCCTCACGGTCGCCGCTAAGAACCGTGGGCCGTTGGACGACACAGACGACCACGCCACCGGCACCCGCTCCAACATGCGGGTTCTGATCGACCACAAGACGGGCTGCCAATACCTGCTGTCGGACGGAGGCGGATTGACGCCCCGTCTCGACGCCACCGGCAAGCACATCTGCGCCAAGGAGGTCCCCCATGGCTGATACCCTCACCCCGGAACAGCGGGCGCGAGATGTCCTTTCGGCGATCTGGAACGGAAGCGATGCCGTTCCCGCCATCGCGCACACCATCCGTGCAGCCGAGACGGCGGCCGTAGAGGCAGAGCGCGCCCGATGCGCCAAGATTGCCGACGAATGGCACGAGTGGTACGAGAAGCCCGGCTCCGGAACCCGGCACGCACAGCGGATCGCGCACCATATTCGCAACCCGGAGGCCGACAATGCCCGCTAACCCCTCGCTCATCGACACCTTGGCGCGTGACCTGTGGCTTGCCGATGCCCGCGCATGGCTTGCAGTCGCGCGACGCCTGGATGGGTTTGGGCTTCCGCCGGATGGTGACATCGACCCTGCTCAGTACGGCGAGCAGGCCAACATGCCGCTTTCCGGCCCGAGCTTCCGCGCCAAGTGGGAAGGGCAGGCTCGCGCCGCTCTCCGCTCTCTGCTAGAGGCCGGACCGACCGGCGCAATGCTTCCGGCGATCCTGACCTATGCTGAGAGCCAAACCGACATGGACGACGACGATGGCCCTGACGAGGCGAAGTGCCTTGCCTGGGACATTGCGCAGGGCATGAACGCTGCGCTCCGCGCCGCTCTGGAGGAAACCGGCAATGTGTGATCACGATCCGAACGACGCTACCATCCTCCCCGGCTTCATCGGCCCGACACAGGCCATGGGCGGGACGGACGGCATCCTAAGCCAAGACGAACTGGACGAACTTCTGGGCATCGGCAGACCGCTTATCGGTGGACCGCAGCCGTCCGCCCCGATCAGCCCGCAGGAGATTGTCGCATATCTGCGGGAAGCGGCAGGCGCCCCACCCGGACAGCAATCGCCATGGGATCATCTCGTCTGGCGGTTTGCTGCCGACGCCATCGAGGCGCTTACCGCCGAGAATGCCCGGCTGACCAGCGAACGGGACAAGGCGTTGGCTGAGTTCCGATGCGCGGAGCAAGAGCGCGACGTGTTTGTCCGCCGCGTTGACGAGCTTGAGAATATCGGTCCCGCTCGCCTCCTGCGGCACGAGAACGCCGAACTCAAGGCGGAGGCGGAGACGCTTAAGGGCGCTATCTGGCACGCCATCCAGTTTTCCCGTCGGCTACCGCACGACTACGACCACAAGCGGGACTTCACCGGAGAGACGGTCCCCATCAGGCGCGAAGCGCTTGGGCGGCTCTACGAGGCTGTCGGACACAGGGCCGAGGCGCCCGTTCAGGCGCCCCGCGAAATGCTGGAGGCTTTCGAGCGGATGAATGCCGACATGCAGGAGCTTTCAGACTTCGGACAGCGGTACCAGCCGGAGACCTACGCCACCACGGATCACGGCTGGTACGCCACCCACCGCGCCAATGTGGAGGCTGCCCACGCAGCAGCGGCGGCTCGTGCTGGGCTCCAGCGGTGCATCGGCCGCTTTGCCGAGGTCGCAGCCCGGCCCGACGAAGCCGAAGGCCTGCGCCCCCTGACCGAAGACGAAATCGCCTCACACAGCTACCTGCTGACCCGCGCCAAGGCCGGCGGCATCGACATGGACCTACTCGGCAAGCTGTGCCGCGAAGAGCCGGACGCCGACACCAAGCGGGAGGTGGACGAGATGATGGACGGGATAAAGGCCATGGACGGTAGCCCAAGCATCCTCTGCCATCCGGAATGGCCCACGCTGATGGCAGAAGCCTTGGCGCAGGTAAAGGCGGGAGACTGAGCCATGACCGACGCTGAGTTCATCGCCCTGCCGCTGGACGCCCAACGCGCCATCCTAGACGAGATGCGAGAGGGGCAGGCTCTTGCCGATCGGTGGGAGAGGATCGCCAGAAAGGCTATCCGCCTCGCTGGGCTTTCCGCCTTGGTCATGCTCGCCACCAACGCCATGTGGCTGTGGCTGGTTGTCGATCTGGTTGGCCGCGTCGGATCGCAACAGTGACCAGTATAAAGCTGGGAGGACTCTACGTCTACAAAGACACCGGACAGCCCGTCACCATAACAGAGGTCACTGAGCGTGACATATGGTGCGTGTTTGATTACGGTGACGGGAAGTGCGGAGTGGTGCTAGGACACGAAAGCGCCGCCGATGCGTTGCGCGAATACACGCCGCCGAAAGAATAGCCCTTCGGCGGCGTCTGCTGGTGTGGTAACATGCAGCCGTGCAACTGACCCGTCGTAGGATGGAAGATGTCCGCCCTTCAGCCCGTTCCGAACGCCCGCCGCGTCGGTGTGATTAGCCACCAAGCGCCCGTCCGGCAGTGTCAGGATGAGGTGACGGACTTAGGCACGCCGCAGACCCGCAAGCGGCTCCAGACGGACAACTGTCTGCTGATGCTCCACAAGGACCAGATCACGCAGGAACAATACGATGGGACGTGCCTGATCCGTGCCGCCTACCTGCTGATCGTCAACGGCATGGACGCCAAGGCCGCCACCTACGGCGAGCGGTTCGGCCATGGCACGGATGACTATGAGTCCGTGTGGGCCGTCATGGCTCAGGAAAATTACCTTGACTGGGTGGACGCCATGGCGGAGCGGGCGGCGGCCAACGCCAGAGCTAAGCGCGGCGGTAACAGGTGGCGTACGTGGCTCCCCATGGCCGTCATTGTGGATGGCATCACATGCCAACAGATTGCCGACCAGCGGGGCATGAAGACGCAGACGGTGGCGGAGTATCTGCGGGACGCATTAGACCTGTACAACGATGTGCGGTTCGGGCGGATCAAGCGGGACCGGAGGATGGCGGCCTAGCGCCTCAGTCTGGCGCACCAAACGAGCGCCTTGAGAAGCACGACGGCGGCGTCAGGCATGGGGCGGCGCCCCGTCAGCCAAGCGGACACGTCAGGAGCGCGGGCATTGGCCCCGGTGGTCCGATTGTAGCGGCCCATGAACTCCACATTGGACATGCCGAGCAGTCGCAGGATGCGGCGGGCGCGGTTCGGATCGAAGTTTCGGCGGTTTCGTATCGGCATGGGCTGATAGTGGCACGGCGGAGAAAATGCGGCAAGAGCCTAATTCCCTGTTGACGGCATGAGGCAAGTGCCTTACATTCGGTTCATCAAGACGACGCCAGCCACGGAGCGAACCATGAAGAACCTGACCAACGCCGACCGCGCCGCCGCCCTGAAGATGGTTGAGGGTTGGCTGGCTGGCGAAATCCTGAAGGAGACCGGCGCTTCTGTGCGGGTGCAGCGCGGCTCGCGCGGCAAGTGGTCTCTCTGGGGTTCTGCTGATGCCGTCGAGGCCGCGATGGCGATGGTGCTTGGTTCTGGCGTCGCCACCGAACAGGACCGGGTTGAGGATGACGGCGAGGTGTTCTCGTACTTCACCATCCACGGCGAGGCGTGATGGGTATTAGGGAATATCTGGAGGCCGTAAGAGGTCTCCAGTCTGCTGAGGGGCGTCATGCTGGCGTCCTTCGCGGCGGGCACACTGACGGAGAGTTCTTTTTCTACAACGGGAAAGGCTGCTGGAAGGTGCCTGTTAGCGAAGTGACAGAGTTCGTCGTTAGGGGCGGCGTCATGTATCCAGCTAAGGGCAAATGATGGCTTTGGTAGTGCGGTAAAGGGAAGCTTGACCCACGTCTCGTCCGGTACAGGGACACCAACAGCGGGAACCCGGCTAGACAGCCCGCGAAGAGATAGCGGCAGTAGCGCGCCGCCCGCACCACCAAGGCCAGCATTGGAGGCGACAGTGCCAGAGAAAAACATCCCCGTCATGAATTGCATGATGGTTTCCGTGATGACCGATGAGGGAGCGGATAAGCTGACGCTTGTCATTGAGTATATGGACGGCTCACTCGATTACGTGGACATGACGGCTGCGCAAGCGGTCAGGGTTGCGGGATTGCTGGCGCCGCAAGCTCGTGCGTATGAATGCCTTGATGAACTCTGCTTTGCCATCGAGCAGATGCAGGTTTTTGGAGACGACACAGGCGTTGAAGTCTGCCTAAAGGCTGCAAGAAAGCTCCTGCGCCAGCGTAATGAGACGGCAGGAGGACGTGTCAATTTTCAATCTTCAATCTGCAAGGAGGAATGAATGCGACATCCGAAAGGCCCTGGCGGTATCATCCCGATCATAGCGATTGTCGTCACGCTGCTGTTCATTTGGATCGTTGGCCCACCGCCGCCGTGAGGCCAAACCACTAAGCAGCCAGATATTATTTGGAGGGAACAGTGGAAGATAGCACGGCATTTGCGAGAAGCGCAGGGGTCCACTTAGGTAATGCGGTGATTGAGTTAGCGTCAGCATTGGCTTCAGCTGGAGGTGATAAGAAAGCGTTCCGATCAAGGGTTCAGAATGCCCTGGAGCGCGTGCGGGACGCGGAAGACGCGCTAATCAGGGCGGATATGGCTATTGTAACGGAAAGCAGCGAGCACAGAGCCATGACGGCTGGATGGCCTGCGGCTTCTGGGTGACAGCAACCATGCAATGGCGCAATCTAACCCGGTTGCGCCACCACACCACATTTTCGCTTGACCGATTGGGACAGTTGAGCGTACGTTCCAGATAGTGAACAGAATTGCGCCCGGCGGTAACTCGCTCGGGCGCTTTGTCGTTTTGGGGCCAGCGATGAGGAACCGTCCGGTCCAGATCGTGCGCGGCTCTGACTGGTGCGTTCCCTGGGAGGTTCGGAACGTTCCGGACGACGGCGTTCCGCTCGCCAGCTTCCGCACGCAGGGCAAGGCCCTAGGCTACTGCGCCACTGTCGGAGCCAAGGTTGTGGAGGTCATCCATGCCGGACAGCCCCAGCGACGCGCCGTTACCTGACGAACCCGCCACCGACGAAGCAGAGCCCGAATATGCCGCTGCTGTCGCTTTGTATCGTGAAGCTCTACCACGCCGGCCGATTATGACGGCGGGCGTTGAGGACTGACGCCATGGCCGACCCTACCGCTGACGCGCCTTCGTGGCTCACATGGGTGTTCGGCGGCGGAGCTGGCGTTGTGGCCCTCTACAATGCGTGGCAGTTCGTCGGCGCAAAGCTCAAGGCCGGCACGGCGGAGGCGAGGGCGGAGCGACAGGCGGCGGTCAAAGAGGCCGCAGAGAACGACATCATCAAGACGCTCCGTGAGCAGTTGGCCGAAGAGCGCCGCCAGCGGAGCGAGGATGTGGCCCAACTCAAGGCGCAGATAGCCGAGTGCCGCAAGGAAATCGGTGAGCTTCGCGAGCAGCTTGACGACGCCCTAGAGGCCCGCGTGCAAGCCATGCTGGAGGCCACCAGGGTCCGCGAGCAAAACGCACAGATCGAAACGCGGTTGGCGGAAGTCGGTCGCGAAAACACCGCGCTTGTGCTGGCTCATGGCGAGTTGGCCGGGTGGGTGATCGGGCTAGACCTTCCCGAAGGCGCCCGGCTTTCCCCGATCTACGGCAAGGCCAAGATTTGGCTGGAGCACAACCGGGCGCGATTATCGGACGCAGCGTGACGCCGCTTACCTTTGCCACCTAAGAGGCCATTGATCCGGCGGAAGCTTCTCTAGCAGCTCCAGCACAGGCATCCACGGCTTGGGTAGCGGACGGCTCCCATTCGTGACCGCAACGACGTGCGTGTATTGGCTTTCCATGGCGTCGGCGAACCGGCGCTTCCATCCGTAGCCTCCTAGAAGGGCTTCGGCGCGGCGGCAGAAATCGGCCGCTTTCGGTGTCAGGTGCATCGCTCCCCCGCAAACAATTACGCGCTGCGTAATTCTAGCATGCAGGATCGCCCATGACGACGTGCCAAGAGATTTGCGACGCCGCTTCCCACTGCGCCCCCTGCGCCCTAGACGCTGAGCTAGACCGCGTGAGCCGTGGCCGCATCGCTCCGTATGTGGAGGGCAGCGACGACACGGGCCGGTGGGCAGTGCTGAACGGTCGCTTCGTGCGCCACCCTGACGAGGATTGACGCCATGCCCGCCTGTCTCCACTGCGGCCTGACGGATGGCCGCCACTTCGACGGCTGCAAGGCGGCCCCTACCGTCGTCGGCTCCATCATCGCCATGTCAACGCGCCGCGCCTACGTCGTCACGAAGGACGCCGATGGCATCGACCGGGTGCGCGAGACGCGAGACGCCGGCTTCTACGATCCGCCGCCTGCGATCGGTGACACGCTGGTGAGGCTGGCTGACGGCACGCTGTCGCACAAGCCCGCACGGAGCGCCACGCAGAATGACGACATGCCGATCTGCGGGCCTGAGCGATTGGGCGACGGCCTGGACAGACTGGCGCAGACGCTCGCTGAGCGCGAGAGGGAGTGGTGATATGCTCAAGCTGACCCCCTATCCCCGCGCATCGTCCGGCAGCAAGTCCACCGCCGCCCGGATCGGCGACACGCTGTCGCTTGCCGGCGCCACCGAGCTTGCCGAGCGCATCCAAGCCCACTGGCACGGCCATCCTGTCGGGGTGCGCGTCGAGCCCATCCAGAAGGTGGACGGCGCCTGCATCGGCTACTGCGTCCGGTCCAACTTGGTCAACGGCCTTCCCCCGAGGTGAAGCCATGCTGATCGGCATCCTTGCCTTGGCTGGCTTGGCCGTGAATGCCTTTGGCGCTTATGCGGTTGGCGGTTGGCCCGCTGCCCTTTCCGTATTCGGTGGGTTCGGCGCTGGGTGGATCGCCCGCATCGGGGCCGCAAGGATGGAGCGAGACCTATGAAGCGCGTTCAGGTGATCGTGGAAGTCGATGCCGACGACAAGGTGTACATCGGTGACATCAACGGCGCCATTGGCGCGGCGCTCGAAGCCGCCGGCTCTGTCGATGTCCGGGGCGGACAGGTGTTCATGCGCACCGCTCGCGTCCTCAACAGGGCTGTCGCTGAGGCTGCCCGCAGACGGTACGACGACAAATGACCCGTTCCATGGCCCCCACCATTGCCGCCGTAGAGCGCATCACCCCACCCGCCGGCCCATCCGTCAGCCGCCTGGCCGAAAGCTACAACAATGGACACGCTGACGGCGTAAAGGCTGGAAGGGCCGAAGCCTTCGCCACGCTGCGATGGGCAGCAATCCCACTCCTACTCATTGGATACCTTACTGCCTGTGCCGTGCGCCTCATGTGAAAGGCCGGCTTGGGTGATCGGATAGAGGTGATGGGATGCCGTCCAAGCCTGCGCTGCATCGCGCCCCCGGATGGGCTCCGTTCAAGCGCGTCCGCACTGACCGGATAGACCGGGAGTACGGAACGCAGCGATGGCGCAAGCTTGCCCTCTCCATCATCGAGAGGGACCGCGGCATCTGCGCTATCTGTGGCCTGCCCGGCGCTGACACTGCCCACCACAAGATGGAGAAGCGGGAAGGCGGGAAGGACGAGCCGACCAATCTGGAGGCGGTCCACAGAGGGTGCCACAACGCGGCGCACGGAGCGCGCGGAAGGGGCAGGGCATAGGGGGGGGTGCATCCCTGGGCAGGTTGGGGTAGCGACCGGTCCGGGAGGCTTTCCGTGCGTGTGCAAAACCACAGCAAAAAGGTGCAACATGGCGCGACCGCGCAAGCCGACCGTGCTTAAGGTCGTCGGCGGCACTGCTCAGCCGTGCCGCATCAACAAGGCTGAGCCCAAACCGGAGCGCGGGAAGCCGTCTCCTCCGGCCCATCTGTCCGACAAGGCAAAGACGGCATGGGGAGAGGCGTCGGTCATCCTCGACCGCATCGGCGTTCTCACTGAGGCCGACGCCATCGCTATGGAGGGGTTGTGCGAAGCGCTCGCTGATCTGCGGACGGCACGGCAGGCGCTCGCCTCCTACGGCGGGAGCCTGACCTACGAGACCATGACGAAGGACGGCGGCAAGATGCACCGCGCCTATCCTGAGGTGGCGATGGTTGCCGACGCTGACCGCCGCCTTTCGATGTGGCTGGCGAAATTTGGCCTGACCCCTGCTGACCGCTCGCGCGTGTCCAGCGGCAACGACGACAAGGGCAAGGCCGATCCTTGGGCGGATTTCTGACATGGCGATAGCGAAGCGCAAGTCTGGAGGCGGGGCGCCCCCTTCGGCCCCGACAGGACGGCGCGACTACATCGCCATCGCGAATGGCTACATCGCCGATGTGGTCAGCGGGAAGATACCTGCCTGCAAATGGGTAATCGCCGCATGTGAGCGGCAAAAGCGCGACTTGGCCCGACAGGGCGATAAGGCATGGCCCTATCGGTTTGACGAGGAAAAGGCGTCTCGCATCTGTCGCTTCGTCGAGAACATGCCCCACACCAAGGGCAAGTGGGCGATCAAGAAGGCCGGCGACCCGCGCAGCAACCGGCTGCGGCTGGAGCCGTGGCAGGTTTTCCGGCTGACCACGATTTTCGGGTGGGTGAAGAAGGAAACCGGAACTCGACGGTTCCGCCGGGCATATAACTTTGTGCCCAGAAAGAACGGTAAGTCGGCAGAGGTGGCCGCGGTCGGCCTCTACATGCTGGCCGCCGATGGCGAATACGGCGCTGAGGTCTACTGCGGCGCGACCAACGAGGTGCAGGCGTGGGAGGTGTTCCGCCCCGCCAAGCTGACCGTTGAGCGCGAGACTGCTTTTTCTGAGAAGTTCGGTCTTCTGGCGAACGCGGCGAACATCAACCGCCTAGCCGACATGAGCCGGTTTGAGCCGATCATCGGCAAGCCCGGTGACGGCGCTTCCCCCTCTTTCGCCATCGTGGACGAGTACCACGAGCACCAGACGAACGACCTGTACGACACGATGGAAACCGGCATGGGCGCGCGTGAGCAGCCCATGATGTGGGTGGTGACGACGGCGGGCGATAACATCGCCGGCCCCTGCTACGACATGGACAGCCACGCTAGGAAGGTGCTGGAGGGACTGATTGAGGATGAGGAGTTGTTCGCCATCATCTACACGATTGATGACGGCGACGACTGGAAATCCGAGATGGCCCTTATCAAGGCCAACCCGAACTATGGCGTGTCGGTCTCGGCGGAATTCCTTCGGTCCAAGCAGGCTGAAGCCGTAAAGCGCACCTCTAAGCAGGGCGTTTTCAAGACGAAGCACCTGAACCTTTGGGTGCAGTCGCGGCAAGCCTGGATGAACATGGATGCGTGGCTGAAGTCTGGCGATTGCCCGGACATCGAAGAATACAGCGGGCAGCCGTGCCGACTGGCATTTGACCTTGCGTCGCGCACCGACATCGCGGCACGGGCTCAGTTGTTCACGACGCTTGAGGATGACGGGAAGACGCACTTCTGGCTGTACACGAAGCTGTACATGCCTTCGGAGAGCGAGCTTTTCGACAAGGTTCCGGCGCTGCGGCATTGGGCAGACGAAGGGCACATCGAGCTAACCGATGGTAACGAGATCGATCTGACCAAGATCGAGACGGACGCCATCGGAGAGCCGTGCGGCGGGCAGCGCGAAGGCGGCCTTGTGACTGAGTTCGAGGTTACAGAGGCGGTATTCGACCCTTGGCAGGCGACGCAGATGCGCCAGAACTTCCAGCGCGAAGCATCGTCGGTCCAAGTCATCGAGTTCCGAGCGCTGACGCAGAACTTCAGCCCGGCGATGAAGGAGTTGGAGGCGGCGGTTCTCTCTGGCCGCTTCCATCATGACAACAATCCGGTGATGAACTGGATGATGTCCAACGTCACCGTTAAGCCGGATGCGAACGACAACGTGTTTCCCCGCAAGGAGAAGCACGAGAACAAGATCGACGGCCCGGTGGCCGCAATGATGGCTATCGCCCGCGCTATGACTGGTGACCCGGACGGCACCGTTCCTGACGACTACGACCTACCTGTATGGGGCTAGAGCATGGCTGAAGCAAACACGACCGCAACGGGCGCCGTTGCGATGGACGCTGCGCGCCTTGTGCTGGCCGTGGTGGGTGCCGGGCTGATCGGGTATGGGGCATGGCTCCACTATCCGCCGGCCGGTTTCGTCTCTTCCGGGGCTCTGGTCTTCGCGGTCGCGGTGATCGGGGCGATGAGGGCGCGCTGATGGGCTGGCTAGGTGACTTTCTCGGCGGTGGCAGCGTGAGCGCCATGGAAGCCGGGAGCCAAACCAGCGGAACGGGCGACCCATCCGGTTGGCTAACCGATCTGTTCGGCGGGATGATCACAGAGACCGGCATTCGGGTGTCGATTTCTGACGCTCTGACGGTTCCGGGCGTGGCCGCGTCGGTCCAAGTGCTGTCGGATGACCTTGCCAAGGTGCCGATGTACCTGCATCGCAAGCTGCCGAACGGCGGTAGCGAGTTGGCGACGGATCACCCGCTCTTCCCGTTGCTGGCCGGCTGGCCGGCGCCGTGGCTGTCCACCTTCAACTGGCGGCGGACGCTGATCCACAACACGCTGACGCGCGGGAACGGCTTCAGCCGGGCGCGGTGGTCGGCTGAAGGCATCGTGGAGAGGATCACCAACGTCCAGCCGGGACGGATCACCACCCGGTGGACGGACGACGGAGAGCCCTATTACGACCTGTCCGGCACGACCTACGAGCGCGGGCTGTCGTGGAGGGACATCATCCACGTACCGTATCGGGCGTCCAGCGACGGGGCGGAGAATGGCGGCGTCTTCGGCGTCTCCCCGATCCACCAGCACCGCGAAATGCTGGCCTTGTGCATCGCAACTGAGCGGTTTGCGGCGAAGTTCTTCAAGAACGGTGCCCGGCCGTCTGCCGTGGTCGAAATGGACGGGAAACTGCCCAACGATCAGGTTGCGGCGCGCATCCGGGCAAGCCTGGAACGCACCTACGGCGGCGTAGACAACGCCTTCAAGATCGCGGTGCTGGAACTCGGCATGAAGCTGAAAGAGTTCAGCTTCAACAACGCCGATAGCCAACTTGTCGAGATCAGGAAGGAGCAGGGCGTCCAGTGCGCGCAAGCCTTTGGGGTTCCGCCGCACAAGATCGGCATCCTCGATCGCGCAACGTTCTCGAACATCGAGCATCAGGCCATCGAGTACGTCACCGGCCCGCTTTCCGCTTTGGCGGAAGCGCTGGAGTCTGCCATTGAGACGACGTGCCTCTCCGCCGCAGAGCGGGGCGTGTACTTCATCGAAGTGGACTTGGACGAGTTGAAGCGCGGCGACATCCTGAACCGCTACCGCGCCTATGCCATTGGCCGGCAGTGGGGATGGCTGAATGCCGACGAAATCCGCGAGTGGGAGCGGCAGAACCCGCTACCGGATGGGGCGGGCAAGGAGTTCCTGAAGCCCCTCAACATGATCCCGGCCGGGACAGACCCGACGCAGGACCAACCAGCGGACAAGCCGACCGCGCCGAACAAGGACTAAGCCCATGACCACCGTATTTGACGCGCTCACGGCGGAGCCGTGGGCGATCCAGGCCGATTGGCTGCACCGATTGGCATCAATCGCTCAGCGCGGCACCTTGGACAAGGAGGCCGCGGAGGCGGCGCGCTTGCTGCGGGAACAGGAAATGGCGATTGCCGCCGGCCCCTCCGCCCGCCGGCTGGAAGGCGCCCGCTATGCGATGGTGACGCAGGATGGCGTCGCCATTCTGCCAGTGTTCGGGCCGATCTTCCCCCGCGCCAACCTGATGACGGAGGTTTCCGGGGCAACGTCGGCCGGCGCGCTGCTGAACGACTACCGGTTGGCGCTGTCCAACCCGGATGTCGGCGCGATCATGGCGCTGATGGACACCCCCGGCGGCGCGGTCTCCGGCATCAATGCGGTGCATGACGCCATTGCTGCAGGCCGGAAGCAGAAGCCCACCAAGGCGTATGTGACCGGCACCGCGGCGTCGGCCGGATACTGGATCGCCTCTGCGGTCGGACCCGGCAACATCGCCATGGACCGGACCAGCATCGTCGGAAGCATCGGCGTTGTCGCTGCCATCCCTAAGCAGGTTGAACCTGGGTCCGATGGCGTGATGGCTGTGGAGATAGTCTCCGCCAATGCGCCGAACAAGCGACCCGACCCGACCACCGAAGAGGGCGCAGACACGATCCGCGCCACGCTCAACGCCATCGAGACGCAGTTCATCGCCGATGTGGCGAAGGGACGCGGCGTGTCGGTCGAGAAGGTCAAGAGCGACTTCGGCAAGGGCGGTGTAATGGTGGGCCAGGACGCAGTGACCGCCGGCATGGCCGACAAGATCATGAGCTATGACGCCGCCTTCAGCGAGTTGGCGGCCATGGTTCGGAATAAGCGGCGCGCTGACGCGCTGCGCAAGTAATCCCCCGGCGAAGGCTTGGGGTTCGTGGGCGCCGCAAGGCGCCTTTTTCGTTGGGCAACCTACAGGAGAATACAATGCCCCTCGATATCGTTGGCCTTCGCCAGGACCGCGCGAAGGCTTATGAGGGTCTGAACGCCATCCTGACCGCGACCGATGGCCGCGCCATGACGGCCGATGAGCAGGCGCAGTTTGACGCCGCCGAAGCCTCCGTGAAGGACTTCGACGCCAAGATCAAGAACGCCGAGCGCGTGCAGGCCCTTCGCGCGAACACCGCCGTCCCGTCGCGCGCCTCCGTCGCCGATGATGACCGCGGCACCAAGGCCGCCGCTCCGGTCGCCCCGGCGGCTCCCGCCGCCAAAGACGAGCCCGGCATCGATCTGGCCCGCTACACCCGCGCCATCGTCGCGGCCAAAGGCAATCTGGATCAGGCGGCTACCTGGGCATCGGCGCAGTTTGGTGAGTCCCACCCGGTGGTGATGGACATCAACTCCGCCATGCAGACGAACGACATGGCCGGCGGCGGCATCTTCGTTCCGGAGCGTCTGTCCAACGAGCTGATCGGCCTGCTGTACCCGAAGACGGTCATCCGCCGGATTTCCCGCGTGGTCCCGCTTGTCGGCGGCACGGACACCGTTCCCACCGTCGAGAAGGGCATCAACGCCTATTACATCGGCGAAGGTGACGACCTGACCACGGACGAGCCGTCGTTCGGCGCTCTGTCCTTCAAGGAGCGCGAGATCGCCTCGCTGGTCCCGCTGAGCAACAAGCTCCTGCGCCTGTCGCGCGTCGGCATCGACCAGTACGTGCGCGACATGATGCTGGATGGCTTCGCTCAGGCGGAAGACAACGCCTTCCTTCGCGGCGCCGGCACGGGCGCATCGCCGAAGGGCCTGCGCTACTACATCCCGCCTGCGCAGATTTACGATGCCAGCGGCGCCGCGACCCCGACCGCCGCTCAGGTGGACAGTGACACCCGCAAGATGATCCTTGCTCTGTCGCTTGCCGAAATCCCCATGACCAACGTCCGTTGGCTCATGCATGACCGCGTGTTCATGTATCTGGCCGACATGAGGGACAGCAACGGGAACAAGGTCTACCCGTCGCTGGAGGCGGCCAACCCGACCTTCCGCGGCTACCCGGTGGAGCGCTTCAACCGCATCCCCACCAACCTGTCGGACGGCTCCAACTCGGACTGCACCGAACTGTACCTGGGCGACTTCAGTTTCTCAATGGTCGCCGACAGCTACGCCGTCCGCATCGACGCCTCGGATACCGCCTCCTACAAGCAGGGCGGCAACATGGTGTCGGCCTACAGCAAGAACCAGACGCTGATCCGCGGTCTGGCCGGGCATGACTACGGCATCACCCGCCCCAAGGCGTTCACGATGCTGAACAAGGTCCGTTGGGGCGCCTAAGCGCCCCTTCACCTCTGACCAACAGGAGACAGCAGAATGTTCGCTCTGGAGCGAAACGTCGTCGCTGAGACGACCCCGATTGCCTTCGCCCTGACCCCGACCAGCGCTACCGCTGGCGGATCGGGCGACAACACCGCCGCGAACGGCGCCAGCATCGATGTGACCGGCTTCTCCGCCGGCCGCGTTGAGTCTGTCGGCTTCCTGATCGGCGCGACCGCCACTCTAGCCGCCACCAAGACGCTGACCGTCACGGCCAAAATCCAGACGAGCGACGACGGCTCCACCTGGACCGACGCCAAGGCGGCGGCCACCGTCCTGACCCTGACCGGCGCGACCGGCGGCAGCACGGAAACCGGCGTCGGCAAGATCGGCGTCTCGCTGGAGTACTGCGGCAAGTACGTTCGGGTGGTCGCCACCCCCGACCTGTCCGCGACTGGCACCGATACGGCCAGCATCTTCGGCACCGCCATCTTCGGCGGCGCTTACAAGAAGCCGTAATGGTCATCGTCCGCTTCCGCCGGAACGCTCCCCCGTATGCCGCGGGGGAGTTGGCGGGCTTCCCGACTGAAAAGGCGGATCGCCTTGAACAGGAAGGGGTGGTGGAGCGCCATTTGGCGGAAGAGGACGCGCCGGCCGCCCCCGATGCTTTCGATCCTGCCACCGCCGACGCTGCCGCCCTTCGCGCCTTCCTGATGGAGCGTGGCGTATCCGTCCACCACAAGACGGGCGAAGCGAAGCTCCGCGAACTGGCTGCCGCCGAACTGGCGAAGGAGTGACCATGCCGACCCTGACCGTCTCCGCGCCTGTCGCTGATCGCTCGCTGGTGTCGCTGGCGACGGTCAAGGCCGAACTCGGCATCACGGACACTGCGTCTGACACGATGCTAACCCGGTGGATCAAGGAACTGAGCGACAGCGTGTGCGAGGTCTGCGGCGTGGCTGCTGACCAAGCCGGCCGGCGGACTTTCCTGTCGGAAGGCGTGACCATCGCCTACCGGGCGCAGGAAATTCCCGAAGGGCTTGACCCGGCGCCGCTGATCCTGCCGTGGCGCGTCCCCGTTTCCATCTCCACCGTCACTGTCGATGGAACAGCGCTGACCGTCGCCGACGACGTAGAGGTGGAGCCCATGGCGGGGCTGCTGTGGCGCCTCAACGCCGATGGCTGCCGGACCCGCTGGGAACAGTCGAGAACGCTGCTGACCGGCACTGCCGGATGGGCGCTTTCCGATGTGCCGGCGGCAATTTCCAGCGCCGTAACCGATGCCGTTCGGTATCGGTGGTACGCACACACCCGCGGCGATCCGCTGTTGCGTTCCTACGAAAATCCCGATGTTGAAAAGCTGACCTACACCGATACCGATAAGGTCGAGATGACTAACGGCCTGCCGGATGCCGTCGTCGGTCGCTTGGCCCCATACACGAACATGGTGATCGGATGAGCGCATATGACCGCTTCGCCGCGTCTCTGCGCCGTGCGGGCCGCCAAATGTCGCTGAAGCGCCGCGTCGGGACCACCAATGCATTTACCGAATGCACAGTCTATGGCAAGGCGCGCTTCTATCAGCCTACGGAACTGATCGGGCTTGTGAAGCAGGGCGACCGGCGCATCCGCATTGCACAATCCGATATCGCCGCAGCCAGTTGGCCGGGGCCGCCCAAGGTTGGCGACTTACTGGACGGCGGGGCTGTGCAGGGCGCTGAGCATCTGTACGACGGCGAAACGCTCGTGGGCTTCGTCGTGTGGGTTAGGGGGTAGGGATGACCAGCGTTGTCGTCTATGACGCCGTCAGAGCGAAGGTAGAAGCTGATTGGTCCGCTACTCCGGTATCGTGGCCCAACGAAGCCTTTGACCCGCCGTCTGGTGAGCATTGGATTGCCCTCGAATTTGAGGGGCGGCTTTGGTCGCAAGAAAGCGTCGGCGGCGGCGATCCTGCTGAAGAGCGGTGGGACGAGAATGGAACCATATGGGTCCACTCCATCGCTCCTATTGGGGTTGGTGAACGAACGCAGCGCCAGAACGCCACTGACTTCATCAACCTTTTCCGCGGCACCGAGATCGGCGCCATTGAGTTTCAGGATTGCGAGATCGCGGCCGGCGGCGCTGACGACGACGGCTTGTGGTGGCGCATCACCGGCCGGATTGACTTCGTGAGGAAATGACAATGGACAAGCACACCGTAGCCAAACCCTTCGCCACTCTGACCCGTCGGTTCGCGCCTGGGCAGGAAATCACCGCCGCCGACATCGACGGCGCCGTCTCCTTCGCCGATTGGATCAAGCTGGGCTACATCGCCCCGCCCGCCCCGGCGCCCAAGGCCGCCAAGGAAGCCCCTGCGGCGGACTGACCGCCCACAACATCGAGACCATCGGCCGCCCTTGGAGGCGGCTTTTCTTTTGGCTGAGGAGAGCCGCCAGAAATGACCAGTTCCAACCGCGTCCAACTTGCCGCCGTTCTGGAAAGCACCATCGGCACCACGCCCGGCACCCCGCGCATGCGCAAGGTCCGCATGACCGGAGAGAGCCTGAAGTATTCCCCGGCCTTCGTGGACAGCGACGCAATCCGCGATGACCGCATGAGCGATGCACCGATCCAAGTGTTCAAGGAGAACAGCGGCGGCGTCAACGTCGAGATGCACTATCCGGTGCCGGACTCTGTGCTGTCCAACTTCATTGCCTCCGCGATGTTCCGCGACTGGATCAACACCCCGACACGCTACAATGACGGAACGGCCGACAGCGTCATCACCGACATCGGAACCACAGCCAACACGATCGCCTTCACGACCGGCGCGGCCTTCGTTGTCGGGCATCTGGTCCGCAATTCCGGTTTCGGCGTATCGGGCAACAACGGCTTGTTCCCGGTGACGACCGGCGGCGCTACGTCGCTCGTCTCCACTGGTGCCAGCTTCACGGCGGAGACGGCGCCGCCGGCTGAGGCGAGGGTGAAGGTTGTCGGCTTCCAAGGAACGAGCGGCGACATCACGGCCACGTCCACCGGCCTTGCGTCCACGACGCTGGATTTCACGACGCTGGGAATTTCGCCCGGCATGTTCTTCAAGATCGGCGGGACTGGCGCCGGCTTCCGTTTCGCGACCGAGGCGCTGAACACCTGGGTTCGGGCTACCGCCGTTTCTGCCCACGCCATTACCTGCGACCACCTGCCGTCCGGCTGGACGACGGACACCGGTTCCGGAAAGACGATCCGGGTGTTCTTCGGCGATTGGGTCTACAACGGGACCAGCAAGATCGCCATGACCTTCGAAAAGGGGTTCCTGGGGCAGGCCACGCCGACGTACATCGTTCAGCGGGGCATGATCGCCAACCAGATGCAGACACAGGTTCAGAGCCGCCAGAAGATCACCGGAAGCTTTGAGTTCATCGGCATGACCGGCGGCGAAAGCACGTCCACCCTGGATGCGGTTCCTGACGATGCGACGTCCAGCATTGTCGCTCCCGTAATGGCCGCCAACGTCAACCTTGGCCGGGTCAATGAGTACGGCTCCGCTGTTCAGTCGCCCAACTTCGTGAAGAGCATCGACTTCACGGTGAACAACAATATCTCGGGCATTGAGGCGGCTGACAACGACAGCTTCGTGGGGCACCGGGAAGGCGAATGCACCGTCACCGGTAGCATCGACACCTATTTCGGTTCCGACGCGATGCTGGCGCGGTTCTACGCCGGCATGCTGTCCAGCCTCAACTTCCGCGTCGCCAAGAACAGTCAGGCGCTCGTCTATCAGTTCCCGGCGATCACCTACAACAGCGATGGCAACCCGAATGCCGGCGGCAAGAACCAGGATGTCATGCTGAAACTTGGCTTCAAGGCCAGCAAGGACAGCCTGATCGGCGCGCACGTGGCGCTCCAGCGCTTCGAATACTACCAGGACTAAGCGAGACCCCGCGACCAACGGGAAAGAGGCTGCCTGACCGGGCGGCATGACGGTTCGCGCGAGCCGCGGGCGGGCGTTTGGTCGGCGCCCGCCCATCATCACGCACCAGACCAACCGACCAAGGGAACACGACAATGGAAAGCCTTGATCATCTGCTGATCGACGAAGACGTTTCGACCGCCGGCCGCTGGGTCCAGCCCGATCCGGACCTTCCGCTGCGCATCAAGACCCGCGGTTTCACGGATGAGTATTTCGACGCACAGGCCCGCATGCAGCGTTCCGCCGCCAAAGGCTTCAATGGCGACACTGAGCGCCTGCCCAATGCGCTGAAGCGTGAGATCAACGCCAAGTGCCTGCGCAAGCACTCGCTGGTTGAGGTGGAGGGCTGCGTCATCGGCGGTCAGGAACTCGACATCGAGGCATTCGGCGACCTGATCCAGACGGAGCGCGGCAAGAAGCTGCTCGGGCTGGCATTCACTGCCGCCGGCATGGCTCATGAGGCAAATACCGCCGAAGCCAAGGAAGCCGTGGGAAACTGACAGACGCCCTCCGGGACAGCCTCAACCGCAAGACGGAAGCCATGAACTGGCTGGCTGATCTTGCGGAGGAGGACCCGGACGCGGCGGAGCTGCTTGCGGCGCGGCAGAAGGACCAAGACCCGCCTGTGCGCCCACTGCCGTGGTGTCAGTGGGCTTGGCGCGCGTGGCACCGGCTCAAGGATGAGCGGCAGTGGAGAGGATGGGGCATGGGGCCGGCTGCGGCCTGCGGTATCCCGTACAGCGCTGTAGCTTCCTATGCTGACCGCCATGGGCACGACGCCGACGCACTCTATGACCTGATCGCCGCCATGGATGCCGTCTATCTGGAATGGATGGTGGAGCAGGACGCGGCGCGCGAGGATGGCTGACCATGGCAAATGCAGCGGCGTTCCGGGGGCAACTGAAGGTCTTCGTTGATCGAAACCTGTCCCCGGAAGCGCAGTCAGCCGCTCTGGCGCGCGCGGCGAAGGGCAAGCTTGCTGATCTGGTCAGGGCGGGCCGGGCATCACCGAATTTCCGCCGGTTTGTGGACGGCGCGGAAGGCGTGGTAGAGGAGCGTGTCGGGCCTGCGCCTCACGGTCAGATCGTCTACAGGTTCAATGCGTTGGGCGCGGTCGTGACCTTCGCTTTGAGCTTCCTCGTCAACCGGTCTCCTGCCCGATCCGGCACATACCGCCGCAGCTTTTACTTGGGCATCGTCACAGGCGGGAATACCGTTGGTGTGGCGGGGGCTGAGCGCTTCCGCTCCGGCAGTGACGGCGGCATGCGAGACGCCAAAGGTCGCTTCACGGCGTCCGGTCGTGATCTGGCCGGCGGAAAATTCGTGAAGATGCAGGACTTCAACCCTGACGCACTCACACCGAACGTGACGGAGATCGTCATCGGCAATACGCAGCCCTACAGCCGGAAAGTGGACGTACAGCTAGAAGGCAACAGGAAGCTGTCATTCAGCGTGCCGGCAGGGCTTTTCGATGACGCTGTGAGCGCAATCAAAAGCCGGTTCGGCACGCTTGTTGACGTTAAGCGCGTCTACACCATGACGTTTCCAGGGCAATACCGTCTCAAGCAAGAGCAGTATCACCAATCTGGTCGGAGGAAGGGACGGGGGAGAGGGCGGGCAGGCAAGCTTGTGGAAAGCCCGGCAATCGTCATCACGTCGCGGCTTTAGGGCAAGAGCATCTCCCATGGCTTAGAAGGATTTTGGCAGGGAGGGTAGGAATGGCCGCTATCACCCTAATGCCCGCGGATCAGGAATAGAGCGCCGCAGACGATTGCTGTGAACACGAGCGCGATGATGAGGACAACCTGATTGCTCTCCGTCGTCTCCCTGGCGCACGACCGGCACATGAGCAGGTATCCGTTCTTCCGTCGCCCATTGTGTCCCTTGAGAACCTGTTGGCTAACAAGCTGGTCACGCGGAAAATTCTGCTGACACCCATTGCAGCGCGGCATAGCTATGCACCAACATGGTTGTGGAATTCGTGGCCGCATCGCATGCACTTCCCCGCGTCTGCGGTTGAAAGCGCGTAGCAGTGTGGGCATGTCTTCGTCGTGTCTTCATGCTTCTGCGGCTCGGAGTTGGATAGCTCAGCGCCGCAAAACCTGCAAACAACCGCCGCCTTTTTGATCGTCTCCGCGCACCTAGGGCATTCCTTAGTGTCGGACGGCGGAGAGAGCGGTCGTGATGATGGGCATGAATAGCCGTCACCTCTATCGCGATATGGCGTCGCCTGAACCTTTAGCGAAGGTAGGGCCAAGAGGATCAGGATTGTGATCGGCGCGACCAGTACAGCGATGGCCACCCACCCGAACACTGACCGTCCCTTGTTGGACGCGACAACGCCACTGCAAATCACAAGGACAAGCCAGACGATCAACCACTCCACGGCATTCCTCCTTCGGTCTTTATCGAAAGAATGCACATAACCCCTAAGTGAGTCGACTCTTCGAAATCGATCCAAAGCCGCCCGGCAGTGCCGAGGCGGCTTTTTCTATGGAGCCCTCCAAATGGCCGAACAAGTCGCAAGCCTCGTCGCAAAGTACGACGATCAAGTTTCCGCGGGGGCGAAGGCTGCGGCGGACGCCATCAACCGGGTTGGGGATGCCGCTGATTACAGTGAACAGCGCGTAACCCGCGCCACGAAGAGCGGCGAGCAACTGTCTCGGCAGTATGATGAAAATGCGCGTCTGGCGGCAAAGGTTGAGCAGGTTACTGCCAGATATGCGCGAGAACTTGCGGACCTAGAGAGAAGCGAACTGTCTCTGGCTGAGAAGGAAAAGCTTCGCTCCAACATTCTCAGCCAACAGGAAGTTGCCATCAAGAAGGCGACGGATGCTCATGCCCGGTGGGTTGCCGGCATGCGGGCGTCCGAGGCCGCGGCAGGCGCTCAATCTTCGGCCATGAACGCGATGAACGCCAGTGCCGCTGCCACGCAAAAGGCGCTTGGCGGCGCCACTTCGGCCTTTGGCGGTTTCACGGGGGCGGCCAAAGGGGCATTCGACAGCATCTCGTCCGGCGGCAGCGTTATGGAAGCCGCTGTGGGGCAGATGACCGGAATGGCCGGCGGGATGGGCGCCGCCAACATTGCCGCCGTGGCTCTTGGTGTCGGTGTCGGGGCCTTGGCTGGCGGGGTCGGGTTGCTGGCTGCCGCGTCCATCAAGGCCGGCGATGCGATGACGCAGGTTGAGGGGCGTCTGCGGGCCGCGACCGGTTCGGTTGAGGCGGCGCGAGATGTCTACAACGACCTGTACCAGCTATCCCAAAAGTCCGGCATTGCCGTGGCGGAAAGCGCTGGGCAGTTCGTCCGGTTTTCCATCGCAGCGCAGGAGATCGGAGCAACCCGCAAGGAGGTCGTGCAACTCGTAGACACGATCCAGAAGTTTGCAGTTGTCTCAGGCTCAACCACGCAAGAGGCGCAAGCATCCGCGCAGCAGCTTGGTCAGGCTCTCGCGAGCGGCAAGCTCCAGGGAGATGAGCTGCGGTCGATCCTTGAGAACATGCCTGTGCTCGCGCAGTCGCTCTCGAAGGAGCTTGGTGCATCCATTGGTCAGCTTCGTGCAATGGGAACGGCTGGTGAGTTGACGTCTGATCGGGTGTTCAAAGCCCTGCTGCGGACGGCAGATGATGCCAACAAGAAGTTCGAGGCTATGCCGCTCACGGTAGAGCGGGCTTCCGGCATTATGGCGGCGGCATGGGAGCGGTTTACGGCTGAGATCGACCGTTCGCTTGGCCGGTCTCAGGCGTTGGCGGCCACAATCCGCGGCATGGCCGGGATGCTGGACGTGGTAACGGCGGCGCTGAAGCCAGACACTGCGATGGACAAGTACCTGACCGTTCAGCGGCAGGTTCTTGAGCTCCAGCGGCAGATCAACGCCGGAGAGAACGGGGCTCTTCCTGCTCAGAACACCATCAAGGATTTGGGCAACGACAACGGCGCCAGCAAGGCTGTGTTGGAGCAGAGGCTTGGTGTTCTGCGTGAGCAGGCGAAGACCCTCTATGATGCCGCGTTGGCTGAGCAACGGCTGCGTGAGAGGAGGGAGGATGAGGAGCGGGCGACTGCAGCGGCAACCGCCGCGGCTGCGGCGCAAACTGCGGCTACTGCTTCGTACAAGGAAACCGTGAAGGGGCTATATCCGCTCGAAGACGCTCTGATTGAGCGGAACAAGAAGAGAGCGGAGGTGATGTCTGCCCTTGAGTCTGGCGTCATTACGTTTGGACAAGCTCAGAAAGATAATGCGGCCATCGAAGCCGATTATCAGAAGAAGGTGGAGTCACTTACGCACTCCCAGCGGGATGCCGACAAGGCCGCAAAGGAGGCGGCGAAGAACGAAAAGCTGGTAGACGCACTCCAGCGTGAGTTCGATGCTCGTGAGCAGTCTGAACGCGCCATGGCGATTGAGACGGCCACACGGCGTCTGAATGAAAAGGCGACCAGCGATGAGCGCAAGGAGGTGGAGGCCCTTGCCGGCAGCCTCTACGACCTGAAGGCATCGCGGGATCAGGATGCGCGGTCTGCTCAAGCGCAGCTTCGGCTATCGACTGCCGGCATGTCGGAGAAACAGCGGGACCGCATTCTGGCTGACACCAAGATCATGTCAGAGGCAACGCGGCGCTTCGGAAATGATGTGACGGATGCGGCCACGGCAGCCGCAAAGCAGAAATGGATCGACAAGGAACGGTTCATTTCCGACACCGAGATAGCGGCTGGTGAGGCGGAGAAGTTCGCCAAAGACGTCAAAAGCGTTGCGGACGATATCGCTGGTGACGTGGCGGAAGCCATGTACGAGGGGATCACCGGCAAGGCCGACAGCATCCTTGACTGGTTCAAATCTCTGTTCAAGCGGATCGCGGTTGAGGCGATCAAAGCACAGATCGTCCTGCCGATCACCACGTCCGTCGTCGGCGCTGTCCCGTCGCTGTTCGGCATCCAGTCTCCGGGCGGCTCTGCTGCCAACCAGAACGGCGGCGGGCTGCTGAGCAACGGGAACCTGCTGTCGCTAGGGTCGAAGTTCCTTCCGACCGGCGGGATCAACGCGGCAATCGACAGTTGGGGCTACAGCGCTCTCGGGATCGGGACTGCCACGTCCACTGTTATCCCCGGCATCGGCGGGGCCGCGGCGACGACAGCGGCAACGACCATCAACCCGGCCACCGGCTCTCTCGCCGCCTACAACTCGTGGGGGGCGGCTGGGGCGCAGGGGGCGGGCAGCGGGGTCGCTGCTGGTACGGGCCTGTCCGGTCTTTTGGGGGCCGCTGGTGCTGGCGCTATCGGCGGTATGGCGGCTGGATACCTTGGAACGGCAACCAACTCCAAGGCGGTCGGCGGCCTATCCGGCGCAGCTCTCGGTGCTGGGGCGTCGTATCTCGGCGGATCGTTGCTAGGCATCAGCGCCATGACCGGCCCCATCGGCCTTGGCATCGCTGCGGCTGTCGGCCTCATCACTGGCTTGCTCGGCACTCAGAAGGCGACGGTCGGCAAAACGGCGTCTGCTGACGTGACGATCAACGCTGGCGGTAAGTCGGCAACCTACGGCAATGTACTGACGGACAATGACGGTGATCCGGCTGCCGGTCAGGCTCTCGGAACGGCGCTATCCGGCATCTACAGCATCGCGGCCATGGGCGGCGGAAAGCTGACCAAGGACTTCGGCATTGGTCAGACGCAGAAGGACGGCCTCTATGTTGCTGGCAGCGTGCCCTACAAGAAGTTCGGTGACGACATCTCCGGGCTGCTTCGATACACGCTGTTGGAACAGGGCGGCCTGAAGGACGGCGGGGCAAACACCATCAAGGCCCTGCAAAACAGCAAGGCGAAAGACTGGGAAGAGGCCGCTAAGGACATCGGCTTGGGCGCATCCATCGACGCGGGAAATACCGCGCTGAAGGAAATGATCAAGACGTTGAGCGGGGTGACGGACGCAGCGAAAAAGGCGGCGGACGACAGTTTTATGCCGATGTTTGACGAACTGGAACGCGCCAAGAAGCTGGGCATCGACGGTGCCTACAAGGACTTGGCGACCGACCAGTTGAAAGCCTATCTGGATCAGCTCCGCAACCCGCCGGACTTTACCCAAGTCCAGACGGACATGGCGACGCTGACCGGTCAGTTCCAGGCCGCTCGTGATGCCTACGCCCAACTGAACCCTGCGATGGTCACCTATGTGGACCAGATCGAGAAAGAGACGCGGGCGCGGATGGCGGCTGCGGTGCAGAACGACCAGAACCGCCAGTTGAATTCGGCTCTTGGCCGGGACTACGTGAACCAGATCAACGATCTGATTACGGCGCGCTCTGTCAACGAAAGGAACGCACTGGCGGTTGGAAACTCGACGCAGCGAGCGACGGAAATCTTCGACGCCTCGCTGCGAAATCTGCTGTCGGGCCTCAGCGCATCCGATCTGGACGTGGTGTCAACGCTGTTCTCTGGCAGCATCGGCGACTTGGCACGGTCGATAGAGGCGGCGAACACGGCCACACAGCAGGCTACACGGTTTGAGGAACTGTTCGGCCAAATCCGGCAGGACAACATCAACACCGAAATCGCCTCGCTCAACGAACAGAAGAGCGCGGCGAACGGCTTGCTATCGTCGTGGAAGAACCTGTCGTCGTCTATCGCTCAGGCCCGCCAAAGCCTGTTGGTGGGCGACTTGTCCACCTTGGACCCCAAAGCCAAGATGGACGCGGCCCTATCCGCCTATCGTGACGCGCTGGGCAAGGCGCAAGGCGGTGACGTGGACGCGGCGGGGCAGGTGTCGGGGCTGGCGCAGACGGCCTTGCAAGCCGCCCGTGCCTACTATGCCTCGAATGAGGATTACGCCCGCATCTTCAACGAGGTGAGCGGCGGGTTGGGCGATGTGGAGAGCGTGGCTAGCCGTCAGGTCTCGCTACAATCCGCCACGGTCAGCCGGTTGGACACCCTCATCGGCGTGCAGCAGGACGCCTTGCGGGCGCTCAATCAGCCGGCGCAGGCAGATGTAAGGACGCTCCTGTCTGGCCTGAGCGCGAGCAACCTTGGCGACTTGGTGCAGTGGGGGCAGCGGACTGGCTCAGACGTGCTGATGCAGGTCCTCCAGACTGCCGACACGAAGCTGGGGGCGGCGAACAACCCGTATCGCTACGGTGCGTCTGCCGATGCTCAGCGGATCGCTGACCACATGAGCACGGAAGACTTCCTGTCGGTCGGCAGGTCCATCGGCTTCAATGGGTCCATTGACGCGCTGAACCCGTGGATCGTGGCCTATTCGAAGCAGTCTGCCTTCGAAGGCGCGGTGAAGGCGTGGGGTTCGGCGCACGGATACCAAGAGGGCGGCATCGTCCGAAACGGTATTTGGGGCGTCGATAGCGTAATGGCCAAGCTTGCCGGTGGGGAAGGGGTGCTGACTGCCCCTGCCACCGCCGCCATCGGTGCGGGAGCGGTGGACTACATCAACCGCCACCACGCTTTGCCGGCCAATGACCGGTGGGGCGGCTCCAATGTGGTGCCGTACCAGCCGCGTCAGTCCGGCAACTCGGGTGGCTCGTCTGCCGACATCAAGCGGCAGAACGAACTCCTTGAGGAGCAAAACCGCCTGCTGACGGCCCTTCTCAGGACCACGGCGGCGGCCGGAGACGGCACGCTCAATGGGCTGGCGGAAGTCGCAGACAATGTGAAGGCCGTCGCCAAGAAGGCGTCTGGCGGGGGGCTTCGTGAATGACGATCCTGTTGTTTGAGGCAACGGTCTATGACCCGGTTTCGGCCGGGTCTGTGACCATCCGCGCTGCGTCAGCTGCCTACAATCACCCATCGGCCCCCGGTTTCTACCGGGGCGCCGTCCTGGGGGATGCGCAGGCGACGGCGACGGTGGCGCGCTCAGTCTGGCAGTCGGAAAGCGAATATGGCGCCGGCAAGTTGGACTTGGCGACCATCGACGTTGAGAACATCGACGGCTGGATGGACTGGCTGGTGACCAATGCGGCGACGTATGGGTTTTCCGGCCGGCTCCTGCTGCTGCCCGACACCACTACCGCCTATACCTCCGCTACCGTGCTGGCGACCGGCGTGATCGAGGGGGCGGCGTTCTCCTGGGATCGCGTCACCTTCCGTTGGCGCGACCAGATTGCCTACTTGCTGGACAAGGCCGCACAGTCGGTGAAGTTCGCCGGCTCCAACAGCCTGCCAAACGGGCTGGAGGGGGTGGACGACATCAAGGACCAGTGGAAGCCGGAATGGTGGGGCACGAACTACAATGTGCCCTTGGTCTGCGTCAACACGACGAAGCTTATCTACCAAGCCTCCGTCCGTGGCATGCAGGCCATCAGCGCCGTCTACGACAAGGGCGCGGCGCTGACGGCCGGCGGCACGTTCTCGACCATCGCCGACGTTCAGAACGACGCCGTGAAACCGTCTGCCGGTCAGTGGAAATGGTATACCGGGACGGACGGAACCTATGTCCGTCTCGGCTCCACTCCGGCGGGCGAAATCACCGCCGATGGGAGCGATGGGGTTAACAGCGCCGCCCGGACCATCGCTCAGATTTGGAAGCGAATGTTGGCCGTGTGGGGCATCTCCACGATCAGCAACAGTGACGTGACGGCGGCCGACATGGCGCAGCCGGGAGAGGTCGGCATCTGGCTCGGAACCAGTGAAGAGCAACGCCGCGACGCCATCAACAAGGTCCTGGCATCGGGCGGCTTCGTGACGTGGCTTGATGCCGGCGGCACATGGCGGATTGTCCGTGTGGAAGAACCGACCGGGACAAGCTCCGTCACCTTCAATGTGCTGCGGATCGGATCGGCCGCCCAAGCGAGCGATGGCGATATCCTCGAATGGGAGTGGGAGAACCCCGGAGACGGGACCGCCAGCCCAGCCTACATCGTGGCCCTGGCCTACGCCAGAAACTGGCTGGTGCAGTCCAAGGACAGCCTAGCCGGCGTCTCCTTGGCTGCCACGGGCACGACGCATGGCCTGCAATTCCTGACGAAGGAAACCAGGCAGGTGAAGCAGGAAGACAGCACGACGCTGACCAATGCCCCGCTCGCGCGCCAGACGAACGAAGACACGCTGTTCATCGACCAGACCGTGACCTCTACGGAAGCGTCTAGGCGGCTTGCCCAGCGGAAGAAGGGCGGCCCGAGGCGGGCGCGCATGAAGGTGAAGTTTGGCCCCAACACAGCAGCGGCGGTCGATCTGATGAAGGTCGTCACCATTCAGCTTCCACGGTTCGGCATGTCGTCGGGGCGCGCTGCGCTCGTAACCGGCATCACGCCTGATTGGTCCAACCAGACGGCGGACCTGTACCTCTATCTCTGAGGCTTCCGACATGGCGAATGCAAACAGCGGTGTCATCGGGTTTCCCCGATGGACCGACAGGACGACCTTTGCCCAGCCGGTGGGCTCTACGTCGTCCACCACCTACCCCGTCACCAACCTAGCAAGCCTGCCACTGGCGCAGGTGTGGCGCTCCGCCTCCGCCAGCACGACCGACGCTCAGTTCGTGGCGACCATGGACAAGCAGCGCGGCGTGCGTCTGGTGGGGCTGGTGGGCCACAACATCTCCTTGGTCGGCAAGATCAGGGTGCGGCTCTACTCCGACACCGGCATGGCCGCCTTGCTCTACGACAGCGGGTGGATCGACGCATGGCCTGTCGTCTACGCCTGGGATCAACTGGAGTGGGAAGACGACAACTGGTGGAGCGGCCAGTATACGGACCTTGAGACGACCGGTTACCGCTGGACCCGGCCGCTGTGGCTGGACAAGCAATATCTCGCGCGGGCCATCAAAGTCGAAGTGAACGATACCACAAACACTGCCGGATACTTAGAGTGCGGAATGTTTGAGGTAGCTCAGGGATGGCAAGTCGGCATCAACTTCGGATACGGCGCTCAGTACGGTTTCCGCTTCCGCTCGCAGTCGGTTGAGGCTATTGGAGGCGCAAAATACTTTGAGCGTCGAGACAAACCGCGTGTGTTCAAGGGGCAAATCAGCTATCTTGAGCGTGACGAAGCCATGGCAAAAGCATTCGAGCATCAGCGCCAAATGGACCTCGACACACCGTTCCTCTGGATGCCTGACCCGACCAGCACGACCAACTTGCTTCGCGAGGTATTTCTCGCTCGCAACGTTGACCCTGGACTGATGGCGTACGCCAGCCCATCGCGCGACACAGTGCCGTTGGCTTTTGAAGAGGTGATGTGATGACAGCAGTTACTTTCCCCAACGGAAACGGCTACTCGGATGCGGGCGAGACCGCCAACGACATGCGTAACGGCGGGTTCCGGACGAACATGCTTCCGATGATCGGTGACACCATCGCCGTCGCGAACAACGCCGTCACCGCTGCCGCCGCCGCCGTGCCTGCTGCCACAACCGCCACGACCGCCGCCACCACGGCGACGCAGCAAGCCGCCATCGCCGTAGCCGCCGCCAACACGGCAGTCGGAACGAGCCTCATCAAGCAGCCCAGCGAAATCGCCGGCATCGACCCGGTGTTGGACTTCGTGTTCAGCGCCTCTACCGCCGTGCCAAGCGGCGTCATCACCGGCTCAAGCAGCAAGTGGGTGACGGGACCGAACGGCCTGCTGACCAGCGTGGCGGCCGGGACATGCCCCATCGACTACGACCCCACCACGGGCGTCACGCGCGGGTTGCTGGTGGAGGAAAGCCGGACGAACCTGCTGACTAATAGCGTCAGCCTTAGCGGATGGAGCACGTCCTCTGCCACCAGAACGCTTAATGCCGCAACTGGCATTGATGGTGCGCAAAGCGCTTCCAGGTTTGTCGCGACAGCCACAAGCAACACGTCGCCCAACGTTACTCTGAATACGACATCAGGCACGACGTATGTGATGTCATTGTACTGCAAGTTGGAAGTTGGCTCAACCTGGATGAGAGTCCGCCTTGCTGATGGTTCAACTACAGTTCTGAATGCGTGGTTCAATATTTCGACAAGAGCAGTTGGAACTGTGAACGCGGCAACGGGAACCATAACTAGTTTTTCCGCTGCGCAGCCAATCAACGTCGGTAATGGCTGGGTGAGAATTGGTGTTACTTTTTCAACAACAGCATCAACGCTGGCATTTGCTTGTGCCGCGGCGACAGGCGACGGCGTCGGGGCTATGGCGATCGGCGATCAGTGGCTCATGGGTTGGGCGCAGCATGAAGCCGGCTCCTTCCCCACCTCATACATCCCGACAGTCGGCTCCACCGTCACCCGCGCCGCAGACGTCAACACCCTACTGCTGTCCTCTGTGCCGGGGTGGAATGCATCGGAGGGGATGATCTATGTTGAGGCAGAACTTTCATACGGAGTAACGCCGATCAGCCAGACATTACTCTCTCTCGATGATGGCACGGCAAACAACATCATCACGCTGTTTTCAGAGTTGAACAGCGGAAAGCTGCTTTTCCGTACTGCGAATGGTGGGGTGACATCGACGGACATTCTGCTTTCGACTTTGGCGGCAGCGCCCACGTCCACCTTCAAAGCAGCAATAGCGTGGTCATCTGGCGTCGCAAGGGCTTCCTTCAACGGTTCTTCGCTGTCAGTAACGGGGACCGTTGTCCCCGCCGTTACAAAGCTGTCGATTTTCAATCGCGGAGACGGCTTGCGTCCGGCAACAGGACGCATCCGCCGCCTGACGCTTTTCCCCCGCGCCCTGTCCAGTTCCACCCTCCCACTCCTGACCGCGTGAGGCATCCATGAAGACCCTAAGGCTCCGCGCGGACACTGAGGCCGCGCTTATCGACGCCCTGCCGATGCTCCGGACAGTCGATGCAGACGGCGCTCCGTGCTGGCTGACCGCCGGCCCGGTGTGCGACGTGGACCCAATCGGCCCGCTCACGCTGACGGCCCCTGTGGTCGATCCAGAGACAGGGGAGGTGATGGAGCCTGCCGTCGTGGATGAGCGGTGGCATGCAAACCTGCGCGGCCCGCGCATCGGCGCTGCCCCTGCCGAGTGGGAGGCCATCGTCTCCGCTGCTGAGCCATTCACGCTCAGCGACATCGCCAATCCCCGCAGGAGGTTCCAGGCATGACTTATCCATTCGCAACCAGGAACACCGCCGGAATGATGTCGCCCAGGCTGGCCGAACTGGCGATGAGCACGATGATCTGGTCCGGCACCAGCACGGGCAGCGGCAATGCGCAAGTCATCAGTCCTGAGTTCCCCGGCCTCCTCAAAGGTCACCCAACGTATGTGTTCGTCGCGGGCTACTCAAATACGGGGGCGACGACCCTTTCAATCGACGGCGGCGCGACCAACACCAGCCTGAGAAAGGCTGACGGAACGGCGCTGATCGGGGGTGAGATCATCGCAGGCGCAGCATACACGGCTATCTACGACGGCACCTATTGGCGGCTCCTTGGCGGTGCTGGCGGCGCGTCTTTCCTGACCGGGGCTGCGACGAAAACGACCACCTACACCGTCGCGCTGACCGACAACAAGTCGATGATTGAGGCGACTGGCACCTGGACGCTAAGCCTGCCCTCCGTAGCAACAGCCGGTGCCGGTTTTACCATCGTCGTGAGCAATACCGGAACTGGCACCATCACCTTTGATCCGAACGGCTCTGAGCTGGTCAATGGAGGCTTGACCCTCGGTCTTCCGCCGCAGCGCTGGGCGATCTTGCTCTGCGACGGCACTGGATGGCGTTTGATGATGGCGGCGAGCGCTGCGGCTTTCAGTGCCACGACCTGGAACCCGAGCGACAAAAACGCCAGCATCACTCTTTCGAATGGCAATCTTACTGCGTCTACGTCGTCAGCATCGGCCATAAGCGTACGCTCAACGACAATCACCGGAACCGGGAAATATTACTGGGAAGTCTCTATAGACGCTGGGGTCGGAGACCATGAAATTGGAGCAGGAACGACATCGGCTACGCTGTCTAGTTTTCTTGGCGCTGATGCAAACGGCTGGGGCTATGGGCTTGACGGTCGCAAGTACAACAGCAATGCCGGTTCATCATACGGTTCATCTTTCACAGTCGGCGACATAGTCGGCATAGCGCTTGATACAGTCAATGGTAAGATTTGGTTCTCCAAAAACGGAGTTTGGCAAGCTAGTGGCGACCCTGCTGCTGGGACAAACCCGGCATTTTCGAGCGTGTCGAGTGCAGCAATTCCAATGATGTCCGAAGGCAGTGGCGGCACGTCGCATTCAGCGACCGCCCGTTTCTCTCAATCGTCTTGGGCGTTCGCGGCGCCCACCGGCTTCAGCCAAATCCCATAAAGGTGACGCATGGACATCTTCGAAACTGTTCCTCCATTTGACGCGCGCACCCACCGTCAGGCGCACACCTACGCCGATACCCCGGACCCGGAGCGCGACCGGATCGTCCGGGTGTGGGGCGTGGAGCCGATCCCGCCGGAGGAAATCGCCGCGGGGGCACTCGCTCAGCGCCGGGGTGAGCGCGACGCGGCCATGCCGGAAGCGCTGAACATCCTGTCCCGCCACCGCAACCAGCGGGACTACGGCCTACCCACGACGCTGACCGACGAACAGTCGGTAGCGTGGGCCGTGTACCTCCAGGGCCTCCGAGATTACCCCGAGACGGGCGTCTGGCCTGACAAGCCCGAGTAGACCGCGACAAAACTCCACACCAAACAGGCGCCCGGCCAGTCCGCGGCGCCTTTCGCATTTCTGGAGGCATCCATGCCATATATCGACTTCGCCGTTCCAGCAATTGCCGCAGTTATCTTCGCCGTCCTGCACCGTATGGCAGGCGGCGGGAACAGCCTAGGCATCGGCACGCAGGTTACCCGCGTCCTGCTGTGGGCTGTCCCTGTTGGCCTGCTGCCGGCGGTGCTTACGATGGCCGGGCTGTCTACGCTGCCGCTGTGGTGTGCCCCGGCAATCGGCGGATTGACGTGGATGGGCCGCGCTGACACCCCGCACGGCGCTGGTCAAGACCTGAGGGTTCCATGGAAGACGCCAGACAGTGCGCAAGGCATGGACCGCATCGCCAAGGCGGAACGGCTCGGCTATCTGCTGTCCGCCGGGCGGTCTCGGTACTGGTTGCTGTCCGTGCCGCTTGTCTTGGCGGCATCTCCAGCCTTGGTCCTGCTGCCGCTTCTCTCCTACGGCTATCTGGCAAGCTACCTGATCGGCCTTTGGCTTGAGGGGCGCGGGCTTGTCTTCCGCCGCTGGATCACCTTCCGGTGCGAGTGGGGAGAGTTCCTATTCGGCGGGTTCTTCGGCGGCACCCTGACCACGATCCTGATGCATATCTGAGGAGCCTGACATGACCAAGCCCGTATGCCCCGCCGCCGTCGATCTGGTGAAGCATTTCGAGGGGCTGAAACTGAAAGCCTACCTCTGTCCCGCCGGGGTCTGGACATGCGGTTGGGGCGCCACTGGCGACGGCGTGACCCCGACGACGGTCTGGACGCGCGAACAAGCGGAGGCGCGCCTTGCGGCTGATCTGGCGGAGGCTGCGGCCGATGTTGACCGCTACGTGCGTGTACCGATCAACGATGATCAGCGGGGGAGCCTCTCCAGTTTCGTCTTTAACCTCGGGGCCGGCTCGCTGTGCCAGTCCACTCTACTGCGAAAGTTGAACTCTGGTGACGCGATCGGTGCTGCTGCTGAGTTCGGCAAGTGGGTCTATGCTACGGTGGACGACAAGCCAACCAAGTTGGCCGGGCTGGTCTCCCGCCGTGCGGCAGAGGCCGCGCTGTTCCAGGGCCGCGACTGGACCGACGTTGCGCCAGCCGTGCCCGATCCGCAACCGCAGGCCGTTACCGCTCCCGCCGGCCCCGACGCTGACCGCATCAAAGCAATCCAGCGCATCGTCGGCGTGGTGCCTGACGGACACTATGGGCCGCTGACCAAGGCGGCGGTGATCCGGTGGCAGGCGGCGCACTCGCTACAGGCTGACGGCGTGGTTGGGCCGCGCACGGCTGCCGCTATGGGCCTTTGACCGACTTTACCCGCTTTTACCTGAAAACCGCTCAAATCGCCCTAGGAGGGGCTACCGACCATGCCCGACATCGACTGGCGTGCTGCCGCCACCTATGCCGCAGAACGCTTTGCTGAGCCGTCTACCCGCCTTGCTGTGGGCGCCGTCCTGTCCCGTGTCCTGGGGCACTATACCCCGGAAGACGTGTCCCTGTGGCTTGAGGTGGCAGGGTACGTGCTGACCGGCGTGATTGCCGCTGTGCCGGACAGAAGTCTAGCAAAGTCTAGCGCGGGACAGTAGGCATGGGCGCCGCACTCACCTTTCTCGGCACCAGGGCAGGCGGCATCGTCGCCTTGGTGCTGGGCGGCCTGCTGATCGTCTTAGCGGGTGGGCTGGGCTTCTCACTGTGGCTGACCCGCTCCGATCTGGCAGACGAACGCCAGCGGGCCGATACGCTGGAAAGCGCCGTGAAGCTCCAGAACGACGAAGTGATGGCTTGGCAGTCCAAAGCCGCTGCTGCTCAGACTGCCGCTTCCGCCCGCGCCATCGCCGCTTTGAAGCCACGGCCCAAACCTTCGACGGCGACCATATCGGAGTTGAATGCATGGATGTCCGGAAAGTAGCCCTTGCCGCCGCTCTACTGGTCGCGGGATGCGCCTCAGAGCCGACCGTGGTCAAGGTGCCGGTCGTAGAGCGCGCCGTTCCTCCGGCGGAGCTGGTGGCGCCTATCCAACCGCCGGGGCCGATCTTCTCCGCTCCGGCGTCATCCTCCGTGGCATGCGTCGATCCGGCAGGGCGTGATGCCTTGGTGTCCTACGTCGATTTGCTGCGGCAGAGGCTTGATGCGTGGAGAGCATGGGCGGTGCCGTGAATGGGTTCCCGGTTCCGGCATCCTACCTCCGAAACCGGGAATATCCACTTTAGGAAGTAACCGCAAAAACGAGCACTTGCACGCCGACTATTCTAGCTTCCGGCCATGATGTCAGCAAGGCGAAAAGCAGCCTCTATAGACGCCGCTTTTGCCAGAACATCGATACCGCCGTGGTCATGCGTGAAGACGAAATACCCCTCAGACCCCATGTGCTCCGCTCCGGCATCGACGATTGTCTGCCGGGCAAGTGAGCCGATGCAGATGGTGCGCTCTCCGCACTGTATGCTGATGATGTCTTCCATCTGACCTCTGCGAGGAATGCCGGCTTTCCACCGGGCGGGGTTCAGCGCTCCGGAACGCCTCACCTCTGCCGCTCTATACGGGGTCGGCATCACGGCCGGCGGTTGCCCCCGGCGGCTCGCCAGTCCGCCCATGAGCGGGTGGCTACCTGTTTCGACACTGGGCTGGACCGCTCGCTCCCCACACCGATTTAGCCCGCTGTCGGCGGTAAGGCGCACAACGTGCTCCCGCCTTGGCGTGTTTACGGTCCCTAGCCTCGTCCGTCCGCCAGTGCCGATCCGTATGCGGCGGCGCTCACCATCCGGAATGCGGCCGTCCTGAAGACAGCCGGGTGAACCCCGCCGCAACTCGCCTGCCCCAACATGCGCGGGGCGAATAAGCAACTGGCAATGCGGTCATACCGTCTGTCGCCAGTGAGCCCCCGGCACGCCGAGGGTGGGTATCCCGTGCATGTGGTCATCGATCCTAGGGCAACGCCTACGCTTCTGCCCACTCACCCCGATCAACGGTCCGGACGTCTCCGGTAGGATCGATGACCACACGCTTGCCCAATCGGGCGAATACTGGCCGGGAGGCGGAAGCCCATCCCCCGGCGTGGCCTGCTATTGGTGCGGTTCGGCCAGTCCCGCCAGTCCCCCGTGCTTTCCGAGGCGTCACCGCTGGGCGGTTTCGTTGCGGGCCGGTCTCCCGGCTCTCTGGCTAAGGTGGGTGTTCAAATTCCCAACGGCACCGAAATAATCGCCAGAGCCTCGCGCGCTTTCAGGACGGTCCATCCCGTCTGCCGCAACGCCGCCATTATAGCGCGACACCCCGCCACGCTCAACCGGTGATGAGTCCTGACGGGACGATTTCGATCACTTCCACGCCAGCATCCCGCGCCAACTTCGCCATGCCGCGCGTTCCTCTGCCGCCGGGGAACGCCACCACCACATGCGGCTTGCAACGCTCCAGCATGCGGGCGTTCCGCTTCGGCCCGGCGGCATTCCCCTCTGCATTCCAGCGTGCCGGGAAGCCCAGATACGGCGTCTCCCGAGCCTTCGCCCATTCCTCTGCCCATCGGTCAGCCCCGGACAGCATGCCTCGCTGAACACAGGCGCCATGGATGACCAGATCAACGCCGCGCGCTTCGTTCAGCCGGTCCAGTTCGGCAAAGACGGCCTTGTGGTCTTGGAAATCACGCCCGCCGCATACCAACACCCGAATGGTCATACCCCCTCCATGATGCGCCGGTATTCCCTATCAAGCTGATTGGGCTCTTCGCGCCATCGGCCGCGGAAATCAGTCTTGTCCTTGTTGCTCTTCCCAAGGTTGCAATCACCACATAAAACTTGTAGATTTGACAATTCAAGCTCAAGATGCGGGTATCGGCTTCGCGGCTTGATGTGATCGACGTGCATCACGGCGCCGGTTTGTGGCGTGGCGCCGCAGCACATGCAGCGCGCCCCATGGATTTGCAGCGCCTTGTATCTGAGTTCACGCCACTCCCGTGTCTCGTAAAAACTCTGCACCTTCTTCGGTCGCGGCTTGGGCTTTGGCGCCGGCTTTCCATCGTCGTCGCGGACTAGCTGCCGGCGCTTCTTTGCCTCCTCCCGGTCCACCTTCGGGACGCCACGACCATCGAAGCGCATGGGGTTGCCCGAGAAGCTAACCAGCGGGGGCCTTTCCCCCGGCGGCAGTGCGTCGAAGAACTCGACGAAGCGTGGGCGCGCATTGTCTCCCTTGCCGCGCAAGCCGTTCCTGATCTCCGGCGGCAGGGCATGGTCGCTCGCCAGCATGAAGCCAAGCTTCTTGGCGCTGGGGGAATTGTTGAATGTGTGGCCTCTGGCGTAGAGCCACGAAATCGCCCTGGTGATGAATTGCCAGTTCATCTTCGGTTTGGCAGGCTTAAACAATCTGGCCTCCGTCGTTACGAAGGCGGGAGAAGCCGCTTGATGCCGGACGCGCATGGGAATACGCTGCGTCGGAGCGTCAAGGCGTGCTACCACACGCCGCTCATTGGGGCCAAGGGGAGCCGCTAACTCCCTTTGGACTCCACAGAGTCGCAGAACAGACGATGAACGTCAAGCCCGCGCTCAGTCTGTGGATACTGCCTCCGCCCCAAACCCCAACACCTCGTGCCGGTTAGCTCTCAAAGATGACTGGCGCTCCAGGGTAGGCGATGGAATAGGTGTACGGCCCATACTCCGGCAGAAGCACGGGAACCCATATGACGATCCTCAGCGGAAAGCCATCAGCGTTGATGCCGAAAATGGCTGGGACGGCGGCGGCGGCGCTGATGTACTCAGAGCCTTCAACGGTGATCTGTCGCTCTGGTCCGCCGTTGACCTTGACGTGATACGTTTGGCTCATGCTGTCCTCCATGTTCGGTCTAGTAGGGAAGGGCGCCTAGGGCTGTCGCTGTATGGGGCGCTCGTCGATCTCGGCCATGTCGCCATCGCCAAAGCCCTCATCCGTGCCGACGACGCTCCAGTAGCCTCCGTCGTCGCTGCGGCACCACTCTCCCACTGTCCACCCTCCGTGGCATATGATCCACTTGCGGTGGCGCACCCAATAGAAGCCGGCGGCCCGCGTCTGTGCTGCTGTGCTCATTTGTCGGCTCCCGGCGGAGGGGGAGAGGCGGCAATGCCCTGTGACACAGCATGCCGCATGCGCTCGCGCTGGTCCTTCATGTGCTCTAGGTCGGTCCATGCGTTCATGGCGACGGCGGCCATGTGGTCGGTGGCCTCTGCCTGTGTCACCACCCAATCGGCCTTATCCAGTGCTGAGAGATAGGCCCGGATAGCGGCCCTAGCTGCGATCATGCACATGTCGTCCACGATCCGCTTGGCGTCGGCGGCATCCTTCGCCATGTTCTCCACGTACATCGTATCGGCCAGTGCAACGCCGAACGGGTCTTTGCCGGCCGTCATGTGGTCGCGCAATTCAGCCGCCACGGCCTCAATGACGGCTTCGTCCTGTGTGCTCATGGCGTCTCTCCCATGCTATTGACGATCCGCACGACGTACTCAAGGGTATCGCCAGTGAGGTATACCCGCCTCCCATTCGCGTCGCGGACATCGTAGGAAATCGAAATGTCCGGCGGACGGCCCGGAGATGCATAATCGACCGCTGTCTTGACGATCTTCCATGGCGTCGGGTGTGCTGTGGTCATTTCGTCTCTCCCGTATCGGATCGTGCCGGTAGCTCTATCCCTAGAAGGGAGGCGGCTTGCATCCAGCGGACAGGTGGCGCGGACATCGACCCATCGGCATTGCTGTCCCAACATGCGCCATCTGACCAGCATGGCGGCGGCTCGCCGGGGCCGTGATGCACCCAAGCGCCGCACGGCTGGTCGTCGTCATCCACGCCGATGCCTTCCGTCCAGGCGATCAGGTGGCGGTCGCCAAAGCCGCGAATTTCGGCCCGGAAGATCGTCCCGTCGCGCGGCGCATCCGACATCGGCCGCCAATCTCCGCAGCTAGCCACAGCGGCCTTTCCTGCATCGCTGGCCTCCCAGCCCGCCGGGTATCCATGCCGCTTCTGCGCCAGCCCCTGACGGCCAAGGGCCGCCAAGAGCAACTGTGTTGATCGGCCGATCGGGTTCCATGGCTGCGTCATGCCGGCCAGCCTTTCGAGGGTGACGCGCTGGTTGCTGGTCAGCTTACCCATTGCTGGCTTCCTCCGTATTGGCGGCGGACTTGACCTCGACCATCTCGTACAGGTCAGGCAGGTAGACCCAATCGCCGTCAATCATGACGTTTCGCCCGTTAACTCCGACCACTTCGCCACAGCGCGGGAAGAAGTAGCCGCGGCGACGGTCAACGTCATTGCTCCGCAGGTAGCGGACAAGCTTCCCCATCAGCTTCTTGGCTTCTGCCGCCGTGCTCGGCTTGATGTTCTCGCCTTCAAGGCAGAGGCACTTTGCCATCACTCATCCCCCTTGTGTCCGGTGGGCTGCGTAGCGTCACGTAGCCACTCACGGCCGGCGTCGGTCAGCACCCAAATCCCATCCGATCCGGGCGCCCGCGTGGCGTACCCAGCGCCCTTGAGCAGGCGTTGGATGTCGGCGCCCAAGAAACGCCATTTGAAGGCGGAGCCAGCGACCGGCTCGGCCGCTTCGTGGAGCCGGAACGTGCCGTCTGCGCCGATGCCGATAGCGCGCAACCGGTTCCGCAGATCGTCCAGCATGTCGCTCATGGCTCCCCTCCCTTGGTGTCCCGGAGGCGGGAGGCGCACATAGCCAACAGCTTCCACTTGATTGCCTTCTTCGCCTCAGCAAATTGCTTTTGCATGGCGATGTGCGTTTCCATGGCTTCCCTGTTCAAAGCAAGGGCGGATTGCACTTCTTCCCAAGTGTCGCAGATGAGCTTCACTTTGCGGGCGACCATCCAAGTTTCCGGCTCGTGCTCATCAATTGAGCCGTCACGCTCAAGCTGACGCACATAAAGGCGGGTTCCGCTGTCGCTGGCCCGAGTGACGTACCGAACGCCGCCAACAATGCTCCACTCGTATAAGCCGGTCCCGAGAACGTACTTCCCAGAAACGCTGTGCCAGTCGGTATCTTCGGATGCTGCCTGCATCGTCATGGCTCCCCCTTCTCTTTGAGGCGGACACCGGCGCCACCGGACGCATCACGCTTGGCGGCACGCTCGCGCCTCGTCAGTTCTCTCCTCAATGCCTCCTCCACAATCTCGACCGCATCGCCGCGCTTTCTCGACAGAGCATCCAGCCTTGCCAGAAGCGTTTCATCAATGCGGAATGACCTGAGTTGCTTCGTTTTCATGGGTGGCATTGTAGCTACAAATCCTCTTGACGGCAAGGGGTTTCTGTAGCTACATTACAGCATCACGGGGCGATGAACAACGGAGCCGAACATGACCACCTTCGCCACGCACGACGAACTTCTGGCTGCCGCCCGCGCCTCTGCCAAGGCGGCGACGGTCGCCGAGGCGCAGCGGATAGCCGCCAACCTGCCGGGGAGGATCGCTGAACTTGTAAGCAAGGCTGATGAGTTGATGGCGAAGTGGTCGGCTCTCCACTACGAGATGAGCCGCCGCCCGCTTGGCCCCGAACGTCTCAAGGTATGGGAGAAAGCGAGGAAGGCGGAAACCGCGTGGCGCGAAGCTGACCTAGAGGCCCGCAAGGCGCAGGCCGCATTGGAAGCCTTTCAGGAGCGTGCTGCCGCTCCTGTCCGCAAGCGCCCGTCGCCGTCATTCGGCAAGCGCATTTCCGCACTCGCCGCCCGCTGCTGAACCGTCAACGAACTTTTGACAGTTGGAGAGACCATGAACGCCATCGAACTTGCCGCCGAACTCCGCGACGGATCAAAGCGCGGCACCGACACCTGCTTGCTTGCCGCCGATATGCTTGAGGAACTGTACGGGCGCCTTGTCGGGCTGCGCAAGGAAGTCGAAAAGGCACTGGATGCCAGCCAGATCAACTTGGACAGCGAGAGCGACGACTACGGTAGCGGTTTCGACCACGCGCATTCGATCTTCTACCAGCGCGTCATGAACGTTCTGCGCTGACCGCCCATCCCCCACCATCCCGGAGTACACGCCATGACCGACAAAGCCACGCTTTAACATCTTCCCCACGAATAAAGCCAGGGGATTTCCAAGAGCAGCCTAAGCCGCTCTCTTCAGTTCGCGCTTCAACGGCTTCCCAATGGAAAACCTCGGCGCAGGCTGTGTTCCAGCCCTCAAGATATTGCGGGCAGCATTAGTATCGGCGTTGGCCGCATGCCCGCAATGTCCACACCTGAAAGTCGCTTGGCTCTCGCGACTTGCTTTGTCGATGGCGCCGCAGCATGAACACGTCTGCGACGTGAAGGCAGGGTTTACTTTACGCAGTTCGCCGCCGCGCTCTGCCAGTTTGTAGGCAAGAAGTGCCTCAAACTGGAACCAAGCGTTGTTCAGGATCGCGCGGTTAAGCCCAGCCTTCTGCCGCACGCTCCGGCCCGGCGCTTTTGCTGTGCCGGCGGCGCTCGCGGTCATGTTGCGCGTCTTCAACGCTTCGATCACCACCACGCCATGGGTGCTCGCAATCTCGGTGGTGCGTTCATGGCTCCAGTGCAGGCGGACGCGCGCCATCTTCGCCTTGGTGCGGGCAAGCAACTTCTTCGCCGCGTTCCGGCGGTTCGATCCGCGCTTGCACTTTGCCAGCTTTCGCGCCTGCTTCCGGGCGCGCCGGTCCAGCACGTTAAGCCGTTCGCGCGGCATGTCCATGAAACGTCCGTCCGACAGGGCAAGCGTGTGGATTACGCCGCGATCAATGCCGACAGCAGGGCCGAAATTCTGCGGCGCTTCGTGCTCAACCTCCGTCGAGAACACGACGTGCCAGCCTAGCGCATCACGCTTCACTGTCACGTTCTTGACCGCGCCAGGAATGTCGCTGGTTAGGCGAAACTTTACCTCGCCGATCTTCGGCAGGCGGACGACGCCCCACTTGGCGTTCAGCTTGCGCCATTGGCAGTTGCGTCCGCTGAACCTGAAGGCGTCATTCTCCCCGCGCTTGCGCGGCGTCGGGTAGTCGGCGCGGCCCGCAAAGAAACTTCCGAATGCGCTATCAAGATCGCGAAGGGCCTGTTGCTGAGGGATGATCGAAACCGCAGCTATCCACTCGAACTCGGCGCGCAACACCGTCAACTCGCGAGCCTGCGACGGGTAGCTGATGGACCGCCCGGTGCTTGTCTTGAACTGCCGCCACCAGTCTCGGCGCTGCTCCAAGGCGAGATTGTAGACGAGGCGGCACACGCCCGCATATTGGCCGAACAGAGCTTCTTGCTCGTCGGTCGCATACAGTCGGAACTTATAGCCTCGATGGGTGACGCTCATGCCAAGAAGTATCGCACGGCGTTCATGTTTTGTCTAATGGCCGCGCGGTAGGGCAGGGCGGTTAAGCCGCCTTCCCCGGCCAAGGCCACGGACCCTCATAAAACACGCCTTCCTGCGGCAGCCCGCACCCCACGTCCACCGCCTCCAGCCTCAGCCCTGCGGCAAGCGGCCTCTCTGACGCCAGCGACACGGCGCGTGACGGGTTGGCCGCTCGCACTTTCAGGACAATTGACGGCACTTCTGTCGAGCCCTGGAAGCCCTTCACGCCGTACATCCTCATCGCCATGGCACCCTCGCATCTATCCCCACGGCGATCTTATCCCGTCCTGCGCCGCACGCGCTACACCTCCACGGCAGGTCCGCCGGGTGCCGGCCATATCCCCAGCGCATCAGCAGCGGGCCGGCGTCAAGCTCTACCTGATGGCCGCACGCCCGGCACCGCACGGCAACGGTGTCTCCGTGGCGCTGCCAGTCGCCAAGGCAGCGGAATTCCTTCGTGCTCATAGCCCATCACGCCAGACGGCGGGGCAGGGTGTCAACGACAAAGGGCCACCCATTGCGGTGGCCTTGTTGCTGTCTGGACACGCTCATCCGAAAGCGGGAGCGATGCGGTATCGGATGCATGGCAGAAAGTTATTTACACAACACCTAGGCGATCCTATGCGATCTGCGACATATGGACAAACAGGAAACGCAACGGAAACGAAATTACTAGACTGTTTATTTCGTTAATGTCCTATTTTGGGAAATTTTTCACTTAACACATAATCAGCATT